CTACCGCAGCTACTGGTGAAGCAATAATAAACAGTGTCGCAACTTCCGCTGGTACAAGCACTACCGCAGCCACCGCTGCAATTCCAGGGTCGGTCGGCGCGTCATCAGGGACGAGCACTGCCACCGCCACTGGTGAAGCAATAATAAACAGTGTCGCAACTTCCGCTGGGACAAGCACTGCCGCAGCTACCGGTGAAGCAATAATAAACAGTGTCGCAACTTCCTCTGGGACAAGCACCACCTCTGCCACTTCCGCAGGATCAGGGTCGACAGGTGCGTCAACAGGTACAAGCACTGCCTCCGCCATAGGAGCTTCAACGTCTGCTAGTGATGGGTCTAGTGCAGGACTTGGGGCTATGTCCGGTGTTGGGGAATCGCTAGTTTCCAGCGATGCGACAGCCTCTGGCACATCAACGGTTTTAGGTGTTGGCTTTGGAGGTTTCGATGCGATAGGATCGTCATCTGGCACAAGTACAGTATCTGGCGTAGGCAGTGCGATTTTTGATAGTGTAGGGGTCATATCAGGCTCAGCCATAACACTAGCTGTGGGGGCGATCAATGCTGCGGCATTAGGGTCTTCTGCAGGTGTGTCTATGGTTACAGGGATATCGGCATCCGGGTTTGCTAACGCTGGGCGTGTTGAACTTGTACACTTGACTCAGCCGGTTGTAGTTACAGACTACAAATCAATAGTTGAAGCTGAGAAAATCAGAGTTTCTTTTTAAGGGTTATTGATTATGGCATATTTATTCTCAGATGGGTTTGATGGTCACGGGGCCTTGGCTGATATATGGGACGTTGCGGATGCTGGCTCATCTATTGTAACTGATGGGGGTAAATATGGAGCTGGCACTAATTCTATGGTGCTTGCTGGTGTGCTTGATACAAATAAAGTTCAGTACTCCGCGTCACCAGCCAGCCCTATCGGAGGTACTACCAACCCATTCCACATGGCGTTCTTCTTGAAAATACCTCTGACACCAATAACCTCTCGACTGTGCGTGGTGTTTCGTAGCACTGATGATGGTAGTGATGGCGGTGGTGTGTATCTAACCAACTCCGGTGTGCTGCAGTTTGGCATGCATGCAGCCAACATGTCGGAAGGCTCATCTTTGAGCCTCATTGCAGGTACAAGTAGTTTGGTATCTGACAACATATGGCACCACATAGAGCTAAAATTTGTAGCTGATAACACATTTGGTGTAGCCAAGATGTGGGTTGATGGTGTGCTTGAGATTGATTTCTCAGGGGATACGTTTACCTCTGGAACTATCACAGGCATCGGTTATGATCATATAATCCTGCACTCGGCCTGGGCTGCAAATTTCGAGTGGGACGATCTCCTGGTTTGGGACGAAGAAGGCTCTTCAATGAACACCTCTACGCAACTTGGGGTTCACCGGATAGAGACTATAATCCCGGATGGAGATGGCACCACGAATAACTTCACGGCTACAGGTGCAGGAACCACAAATGCAGGTAGGGTTGATGAAGTTGGAGCTGACGATGACACCACGTATGTTGAGAGTGGTACGTCAACCGACAAAGATTTGTACACTTACTCAGCCATGACATCCACACCAGCTATTGTTGAAGGTGTGGTCTTGCGTACTAGAGGAACCAACAACGCCGCAGGCGCTATCTCATTCAAGGCGAGAACGAGATCGAATGTTACAGAAGTTTGTGGGACTGCATTTCAGCTTTCTGCGCTTGGTGTTTATTCACAGTACACAGAGTTTGTTGCACTAGACCCAGATGGCAGTGTTGCATGGACTAAGACCAAGATAGACGCCGCAGAGTTTGGCGTGGAGGTGGTCTAAAAGGCTTTATTGAAGCTTACGAGATCAGTAAATTATGGTAGATGCTGTTCGGATCACTCACCAGTACGCCGAGGTTGTTACTTCAGGTAGTAGTTCTACCGCTGCCAGAGTAACGCAACAGTACGCCGAGGTTGTTACTTCAGGTAGTAGTTCTGCCGCTGTTCGCATCACTCACCAGTATGTAGAGGTCATCTATGTAAACCCGTTTGGTCAGGCTTCTGGATCATCGGAGGTACTTGGTGTGGGTAACGCTGCCACACTATCAGATGGTTCGTCATCCGGTACTGGTGCGGCACTTGCAGTAGGTGCGTCAACCGCAGAGTCATCAGGATCGGCATCGAGCACAAGCACAGTTACAGCAGTGTCAGAGGTGTTGGTTGCAGCTGTTGGTGAGGCGTCTGGTACGAGCACAGTAACAGGCTTTCATGAGCCAGGAAGCACTGCCACAGCAGCAGGAACTGCCACTGTATCTGGTGTAGGTTTTGGAAATACTTCAAGTGTCGGATCATCTCTAGGAACCAGCACCGTTGTCGCTGTTGGAGAGACCATAACCGCCAGCCTTGGCAGTGCAGTAGGGTCTGCATCCACATCAGGTACAGGGTCATCTACTGTGGCTGTGGTAGCTACGTCGTCAGGGTCAGCAACCACTGTGGGGGTGGCAGTAGCCTCTCTGGTAGCGGAATCTGCAGGAACCTCAACAGTAATAGGTGTAGGAAGTTCGATTTCCAGTGGTGTAGCTACGTCATCAGGATCAACCACCTCAATAGCTGTGAGTACGGTCACGACTGACTCCGTTGGTAGCTGTTCAGGCTCCTCGGTGATCGCTGGAGTGGCTGATAGTATATGGGTATCAATCGCCGAGTCATCAGGGTCAGCTACCTCAACAGCTATAGGCTCATCAACCTCAGCAATCACAGGCCATGCAGAAGGTACAAGCACAACCGTAGCCACAGGGTCAGCTATAACCGATGTGGTTGCAGTGTCCACAGGTACAAGCACAGCCGCAGCCACAGGATCAGCCATACTGCCAGCAGTAGGTTCGTCATCAGGATTGTCGAGCGTCACAGGATTCGGGTTGGCATTACTGCCAGCCACAGGAACATCAACAGGTGTGGGAACCGCTACTGGAGTAGGCAAGTCGAATGCTGCCTCGGAAGCGCACATGCATGGTGTAGCGTTGGTCACAGGTATAGGTTCGTCTCTGGCTGACGTTGTAGGGAGCGCAGCAGGTTTCTCTGCTGTTGTCGGAAAGTCTCGTGTATTTGATGCTGACTTATCAAACATCATTTACATAGGTCATGTATCAGCACAACGGGTACATACAACAATAGAAGAAGATGAAGAGATTCGTCTGACAATAGAGGCATAGGAGGTACGGGGATGGATGAAACTCAGTTAAACTTTATTAACTCACAAGTAAGCACCTTGCAATGGGCATTCAATGTAGTGCTGCTGGTTGTCGGGGGTCTGGGAGGTATAATTTTGAAAAATTTAACGGCTGCAGTTAGGCAGACACAACACACATGCGAAAACCTTGTTGAAGCTGACAAGGGTTTAGCAGATAAAGTTCAGTCGCTAGAAATTTTAGTAGCTGGACAATATGTGACCAGGCAATCACATGAGCGCTTGGAGGAAGGCATATTTAAGCGGTTGGATGTTATAGCTGATAAGATGGACGCAATGCCTTGTAGAAACCCAAAAACTTAAGGAGAAAAGTATGGTTATGCCTGTGAATACAAGTTATTTTTTAGAGATCCCATCCATGTGGCCTATACCGGATGGTAAAGGCCATTGGATAACAACCGAACGATTGGTGTTTTACTCAGGAAGATTCGGAGTCAATATAATAATTGAAGCTGGTGCTGTAAACAACCTAGCATCAGTACCTTGGCTATTCCGTAGATTGTTCTCAATCAACGGGCCTTCCAGACCTGCCGCCATGCTACACGACCCTTTGTATGAATTAGAAGGTAAAGTGCTTGGCCGCAAGTTCACAAAGGATGAGTGCGACTTAATCTTCTACGATGCCTTGGTCTGCACCAAGCGCAGCGTATTCGATGCGTACCCAAACTTATGCCAAGGCTACCTTGAGAAGCGTAAGATGGATGAGTCCATGCTGACGTATGAGCAGTTATGCCCGACATGGGTAGCCAAGATAATGTTGAAAGGTTTAAACATAGCTTTTTGGAGAAAATGGTAATGACTCCTAGCTATGCGCTGGTCAACATCATACGACCTGGACTAATGCACCTACCTGAAAAGATGCGCTCCTCGGATGCTGAGGCGCTACTCTTGGCAATTGGTTTGCAGGAGTCTAGGTTCGTACATCGCCGACAGGTTGGAGGCCCTGCTCACGGGTTCTTCCAGTTTGAAAAAGGTGGCGGTGTCATCGGTGTGCTGCAGCACCACAGCTCATCGTTGTTAGCTAATGAGGTTCTTCGGGAACTGGAGATATCAACCATCCATGCGTACGAGGCGTTGGTGTACAACGACACACTGGCTGTTGTGTTCGCACGATTACTTCTATGGACTGATCCACAACCAATGCCAAAAATTGGAGCTTTTGTGGATGTGACATGGGAGTGCTATCTCCGTAATTGGAGACCTGGAAAGCCGCACCCAGAGACGTGGCCTGCTAACTACAGAGCTGCATGTTCAGCTGTTAAAGAAAATAAAGGAGGTGATCTGTGAAAAAACTACTACTTGCGATGGCATTGGCAATTATGCTATCGGGATGTGCGACAGGTTTGGATGTTGGTAAAGCGGTGTCTGGTGCTGCCGTTGTAGATGAAGCTGTTATGTCAGGCGATGTGCTCGATGCTATCCTCTCTGTAGAGCTGTCACCGGCTGATGCGGCAATTGTTGAAGACACGTATGACTTCTACATGCAGTTCAGGTCTACCTGGGCGGGTAATCCTGAAGCGGTTATGCTTGACCCGCTCTTGTTCGAGCGATTTAAAAAAGACTATCAGATACTAAGCGTAAAATATACCAATCTTAAGGGGGTGGTTGAGCGCAATGCTCACCGCTATAAACCATTGAGTCTTGGTGTTCTGCGTGACTACGACTCCATAGCTACTATGTCGTACGAAGCTACTAACAAATTAATGGAGCAAGGTGATAAAACCCAAACCCTGAACAGCGCGTTAGAGTTTGGGACAATTATAGGTCGTCTGGTGATCTTGCTGTTATAGCTTGGTCATATCTACTTCCCAGCACCACACTTGCCCACCGGCTTTTGTGGTGCCAGCACCTAGAACTTTCTTGGCTTGCTTGTTCAATATTACAGCATTAGACACCAGCACCGATTCCATCTCAGTGAAATTTACACCTGCCGCTTTGCAATGATCTTTCAGCACTGATTTGGTGATGTACGCCAAATGGTGGGTGGTGTAATCCTCAACCCTAACAAATATAGATCCGGTAGGCATGCCCTCTTCCCAAAGGCTTTTGTTTGAATTTGCCACTTTAGGGGTTGGTGTGGCATCTAATCTGAGAGTCTCTCGACTGTACTTATCTAAAAATTCTGACAAGATAACCTCTGGAGTTCTTATACTATCCTTGACCCTGGTGCGTGTACTCTGCAACTGCTTGCCACCCCAATGCACGCACTTCTGCACATCAAATGATATGAGACCAAGCTTCTTGGCAATGGAGCCAGCAACCAGTGATGTAGCTAATATAGAAACCCAAAACCTCTCCTGCGTCTCACTGCCGAGCCGAGCAGTCAAAAAATTGATCATCTTGTGTATGTCCTCTTTGATCTCATCATAATGCTCAACGACGTACTGGATGAACACATGGCCGGCGTGTCCGTAATTTTGATCTTGTGTGATGTTGGAATACCTGTTTGCTTCATCTTTAGTGTGTGATGTTGGAAGAGTCATGTGCAGCTGGAACACACGCATAGACTCCGCACCTGCCGCTCCTTTGGCACTTTGGATCATGTCATACGCATCGCTGTTTGATGATCCGAAGCCTATGAACGCCCAATCAGCTAGTATCTTGGATAGTGTGCCGTTCTGGTTGCTTCGGGACTTGCCTTCACCTTGGGTGATCTCTAATGCCAATGCGCTGAATTGTGGGCCTGTCCAGTTAGTTATCTCATCCATGCACATGGATATGTTGCGATACATACCAAACTTTGTGGTTCGGGCATTGGCAGTCATACCACTCTTGGTACCGTTGAGGAGTAAATCAACCGGGTGTCCCCACACAGAGTTCATCGCCTTGAGAACAGTGGTCTTGCCTGTGCCTGACTCCCCAGAAGCAAACACAAGCGCACCTTTGTGCCCTGTCATGTGGTACAACGGTGATCCAAAAGCACCACAAATCATAAGTTGGTGAGCCTCATGACCTGGCGAGTTGTAGAACTCCATGCCTTCTACCCAACCTTCAAGAGTACCTTTCTGGACTATGCCTGGCATAGCATCACGGAAGGCATCAGACACTTCATGTGTCTCAACAGAGCCGTCGTTGTGGTATTCGACAGGAGCCAAGGTGAATGAGGTGTGTGTAGTATTCCAACCAAGTTGACCAATTAATTTCTTTGGTTTGGTTATCTTCTGTAGCTGGTGAATATATGCACTCATAAATGCCTTTAATTTTGTTATGTTATGTACTGTGACACCTTTTGAATTTAGAAGGGTGTCAAGAGCTTTTGGGTCAGCCATGATTGCTTGAGGAATCACAACATTGAAATCGTTTTTTCTTGGTGCGGTGAGTGTCCAGGTAATGTGGCTGTCGCCAGTCCTTGTATCTTCCAGCCTGGCAATCGGGAATATATTGCCGACGTGAACCAGAGATGACTTGCCATCTTTTGATTCGTGCATGACACTTGCACCATACTCATTGTCAGTACGAAAATAACCACGTGGTATTTCAATATCACCAATAGGTGTTATTGTTACCGTTGGCTGCTTTCTGAACTCTGTCACTGCTCGCTCTGGTTGGCCTAGCTGAGCTGGCGTGGATATCTTGCCAAACTTAGGGCACCCTTCACACAAACCCGCTGGGCCGCACTGCTGAAACCTCTTGCATGTTGTTGGGCCTGTAATCTCTTTAGTAGATTGCCAAAGCTTTCTTAACGTTATTGATCTTGAGTAGTCGGCATGAGCCTCTGACATGGCAATGGCTGCGTCTTCAGGATCTGTCATGTGTCTAGCTAGTGCTATACCTGCGTACCAGTGAGGCTCGTCCTTGCCTCCAGTCTGGTAGAGGTTGTCTACCTGTGCGCATTTCTCCAACACCTCATCAAACTCACACGGAGGGAACTTTCTATCTGTGTTGCTGTCTAACCCGACTTCAACAGAAGTACCTTCGATTCCTGGCAGTGATGCTGATTGAGTAGCTGGAATCTTTGCCTTACTAACAGGCAGTCGAAGTATGGCTTCCTTCATGACCTTCAAGTCAATCGGATCGCAATCACACATCACAGAAACCTTTGTGCCACGCTTGATGTTGAATGTTCCTGGTACTCTCAACACACATGACGGGTTGGCGGTTAAAGCACTGTCAAACTTCAAACCGATTTCCAGCAGACCATCCTTGAGTCTTTCAGCTAATGGCTTCCATGATTCTTTCAGAACAGGCTTGACCAATGGCCAGTATACATGCAGACCCTTACCTGAGAATACAACCATCGGCTGTGGCATGTCGTAGTCACATATGAAATCGCGTAGCGCCTCATCAGCCTCAACATGAGAAGGGTACTTGCCGTCCTTACCTTCCTCACAATCAATATCAATCCAGAAGCACTTCAAGCCTTGGATGTTTGGTATTGCTCGCGTGCCTTTAAGCTTTCCATCTATACGTGCTTGCTTTATAGACCCAAGCGCGAAGTAGATGTCAGTCTTTCCGTCATCCTTAAATCGGTTTATTGCTGACAGCATCTCACCAGAATTACCACACACAATCGGAAGGTGTTTGTCAGCCGTCTTGTTTGTGGTGTGGATGATCCTCAAGCCTTGAGGAACCAGTTTGTCTAGGAAATCCCTAATCATTATGCTGACCTAGATCAACACCCTTTAGGATTGAATCCAACACTGCTACTCTATCAGACAGAGAGCCATAGACAGGCAGCGTGTTATCTTTATACGCTCGTGTGATAGCTTTCCCAAGCTTCACAACAAGCACCTTGTTCTCGTCAGACACATCGCATGTGGCAAAGAACCAGCGGTACACGGTTGCCTTAGTGACACCTAATGCTTCAGCTACTTGAGGTACCGGCAGGTTAGTGCGGTACACAAGCAGCCCGAATTTAGGGCCAATGCAGTCCGGGTGTTCTTTTGCTGTTAGCACTACACGATTTATATTTTTTCTTGATGCGGCTAAATTTTTCATAGCTAATCCTGGGGGAAAGATAGTTACCCAAGCCACAAACACATGTGACTTGGGTTTGACACTATACTACAATTTTCAGATTTTGTTACTCGTCATCGAAATCAGCCCACTGATCTGCAAGCGCTGCAAGATCGCTGGCATCACCTGCAGGCGCTTCCTTCTTAGCTTTTGGCACTTCTTGCTTAACCACGGCTTTCTTTGTCGGAGCTTCATCACCAAAGCCGTCATCTTCCTCATCATCTTCAAGCGGAAGCTCTACCTGCTCAACCTTAGCCTTGCGAGGAGCGCGAGTACGTTTTGGAGGTGTGTCTATCACTTCGCTGGTTTTCTCAATCTTAGGAGCTGCGGCAGTGTCAACCTTACTTGCTGGCCGTAGAACCTGCTCATCTCCACCACTTGCAGGAGTTGGGATAACAGCATTGCCATTAACCATGTCCTTTACTCCGGTTGAGTTGACCAGCGCCTTGACGTCTTCCATCTTGTCTGCATCGACGAACTTAGCTGCTGAGAACAACAGCTTAGGGTAAGCAGTGTTAGGATCGAACTTGATCTTGGTAACTACTGATGCGGTATGTTTTACACCACGAGCTTTCAGGAACGCGACATATTGATCCCAAGCAAAGAACCCTTTAGCCTCATGCTCCTTAGCATCCTTGTCCCAAACAGATGTTTGAGGGAGTTTAAGCAACATAGCACCCATGCTTATTCGGCCGGCTGGCACCACCGCCAATCGCTTGAGTGTGGCACATGCGGTCACTTCCTTGTCGTTCTGGGTGATCTTGGAGCCTTTAACTGACCAAGGGCAAGAAGCACAAGTCTTGGCGCATGGTGACTCAACATCGCTGTCAGGTGCCACACCGTTTGACGACCAGCATGTAGGCCCCTGGCTCTCGCCTTCAACGAAGTCACCTTCAAAGTAGATGCGTGACCGAGCTTGATTCACACCAACGACAATCATCTGCACTGTCGATACTGGTATAGCATCACCATCTTCATCAGGCTTGGTTATAACTGTTTCCTCACCGTCTTTCTTGAGACGCCACTTGCCGCCTCTAAATGTGAGTGCAGGAACCGCTTCTCGGACGATGAGGTTTGTATCATCATCACTAAACGCATCTGCAATGTGGGCTGGTAAACCAGCTTGGCCGGGGAATAAAGCTAACTCTGTTGACATCTACTTCTCCTTTAAGATTCTTAAAATTGTTACTTAGGCGTTTTTCAAAGGTGCTTTTGGCGCCTTAATCTTCACCACGTTTTCTTTTGGATCAGGTGCCTGAAGGTCTGCATCAGGATCAGGTATATTCAAGCCTTCAGTGCCTTTAGTGGCAGGTGGTTCCGTAATCACACCAGGGTCAGCTTCTGCTGCAGCCATCAAAGCATCTTGGCGCAGTTTTAGAAGACCCTCAACATAGCTGTTGTGCTTGTTGAATTCTTTCAGGTTGCCGCATGTGACGTAGATGGCAACATCATAACCTTCTTCATTGCAAGGTTGGAACTGTGTGGTGAAGATGCAGTAGTGTGGGTTATCACGCTGCCACTGTTCAAGGTCTACAGATCGAAGAAATCGCTTGAACTCAATGACTGGATCTTTGCGCATTTCTGGAATCGGCTTGCTTAAGTCTATTGAACCAGATGCCGTCACATACTCTGAACCTGCTTGTGTTACATCTAGGGTTTCATTTTGGTCTTCCATAATTACCTCTAAGTTTTGGTTGGTTTGCGGATTGATAATTTTGATTCTTTGAAGATGTTAACTCCTGGAGGCAAATCCCCTTCGTTATCTTCCATGTACTGTTTTATAGCATCTGCCTTTAAGCTTTTGCTGAGAAATATCAGGGGGTCATGGTCGTTCTCCTTTAAAAATTGCGTGAACTCGGCCCAATCACTGCAACCAGCTTTAATGCTTTCGGTTATTGTTGCTGTGCCAAACTCTTTGGACTTGATGCTGTCACCACCTGTGGCAATGATCTGCTTCTTAAGCTCAGTGCCAATGGTGTCCATCTTGCTGGTGATGTCAGCCAGCTCTTCCTTGTGACGGGCAGTGATCTCTGCCTTGACATCTCGCATCTTTACATAAATTCTAATCAGTTTTGCTGAGTCTAACGTTGTCATAAGTAAATCCTCTAAGTGTGTGTTTGGTTGTTGAGATCTTTGTCATCAGCTACAACTATTCTAGTAACAACCACAGTTACAGGGATCATCTTTGTAATGTGATCAATCTCTGCACGTATTTCTCGATCTTGAATCATTCCTGTGTGGGCTTGGGTTATATCGGTGGTTCTTCCACGTGAAACATGCTCACCTGTGTGGGTGTGTCTGATTGAAATAGTAAGAAACTCACGCTCCATTTGATTTGGTTTGGTGTCCGTGAACATATGCACATGTGTTTCTTTTCTATATTTGCTCATCATAAGTAAATCCTCTAAAATGACAGTATACCACTATAGCAGAGTTACATCAAGTGATGATACTGTCGTATAAATCTAAAATATTGGCTTGGCCTTCCTGCTTACCTTCAAGCATCTTGTAGATCGACCACTCCAGCGGGTGTGCGCCCATCTCCACGATGGTCATCTTGCGGGTTTGACCTGCTCTGTTGAACCGCTCCACAACCTGAAGTGCTTCATCGTTGCTGTAGATCGGTGCGTAGAAGATCAATGTATCTGCTTCTGTTAAATTCAACCCGTGTGCCATAACCTTTGGATGGCACGCGAGGACGTGAGGGTTGGTAAGTGTCTTGAACTCATTAATCACTTCCCTGCGCTTCTTAAACGACACATCACCATTGAGGACTGCACAAGAGTAATGCTTACCTATATCATCTGCCAGATGCTCGATGATACCTTTGAATGGCACGACTACTATAACTTTGGCATTAGCTTCGGCAATACACTCTAGCAGAAGATCAAGCCTTGGCTTGTAATCGACAGGAAGATATAACCCTGTTTCTGTGTCTTTGATAACACCACACATGAGCTGGCGCATTTTATTTACTTTGTCTGCTGCGTTTACTGCTGTGATCTTGTGGTTCTTGGCTTCCAGCACAGCCTCATTCTTCATGCGAGTGAACTGCTTGGACTGCTCTTTTGACAGAACACATGATCGCTTTGTCCTCACTACTGGTGGCAGATCAAGACAATCCTTCTTCTTGAACAACACCGCTGGCTGAAGCACGTCGAACGCCATCTTCTCAGACCCTGGCTTCGGTTCCCATTTGTATGTAGACAACTGCTTCATGGTCTTAGACTTGAACTGCCCAAAGTACACAGGGACCTTACTCGGATCAACCAATCTAGCGAGCGCCCATGCGTCTGTTGGTGCGTTAGGGCATGGTGTTGCTGTCATAGGCCACACACGAGTGTGCTTCCTTATCAGGCTGTAGAACAGTTTATATTTAGATGTGGTGGCATTCCGGTAATCAGAAGCCTCATCCAATATAAGTATGTCATGGTCTTTAGCAGCTCTAAGCTCCTCGATCACAACCTGTATACCCTCATGGTTGATGATGTAGAAGTCCGCGTCAGAGTTCAGTGCTGCAAGTCGCTTCTCCCTGCTGCCATACACCAGCACAGCCCTGCGATGCATTAGGACATTGAACACTTCCTCCATCCACACACATTCAAGAGTGGATAGCTTGGCAACGATCAACACCTTGCGCACCTTGCCTATCTTCATTAGGTAATCAGCAGCCCATAACGCGCTTGCTGTCTTGGCAGTGCCTGCTTCATTTAACACATGTATGCGTCTATGTAGTGTTAACCGCGCTGCTGTAATTTTCTGGTGATCCCAAGGCGCATACTTCCCTGGCCAATCATACTGAGTAAGTATTGGGCTAGGAGCCTTAACACCCATGTTATTGAGTATTATGGTCTCCTGAAGCCCATGCCTAACAGCAAGGTTGAATTGACCTATGTTTATCGGTTTCTGTCTGTTATGCAGGAATTGCTCATACTTACCTGGATCACGTACCCGCAGGAGGATACTCTTAGATGGTTCATGTATCTGCATATTGCTTATCGTGTTTTCCTAGCCATGACTGCAGCTCAAGCCAGCCTTCATGCTCGTTAATCATAAGAGTCGTACCACCAGCAGCATTGATATTACCTGCTGTGGTCACTTGACGATCAGTCATCTGTTTCTTGCCAGCCTTAAGTTCTATGGATAAGAACTGACCGTTGAAACAGATGATCACGTCAAGTGCTGGGGCGCCCATACCATTGCTTACAGGCCAGTACTGGTACAGGCTTTTTCCAAACGGCTCCAGCATATCCTTCAAACGTTTCTTGACTTTTCCCTCGGCTGTCATTTGATCACCAACAGCCCTACGTCTTTTAGTGACAGGTTGACGTGATCTGGCAATACACCATGTTTGCCGACGTAACTTATGCGACACGATATGGTTCGACCTGTCTTAGCGTCTGCAGTATCTATCTCGTGGAAAGTTGCTGAATCACCAACCGCAAAATCACGGTCTCGTGTATGGCGCATATCCGCCCTCATATCACCGTCAACGACATGTTGGAAGTGACCGCTCCACATCTTAAGATCATGGTGTGTCATCGTCTTTCTCCTGAACTCGTTCGTTTAACAAAGAGTACCCAATGTCATCCACCCAGCTGTCATGGTGGTCAGGTGTTGTTTTCAGCCTCGCCATCTTCAACAATTTCATCATGATGCAAACATCCGTCGTTGTTACTGGACATCCAAGATGAGTTGACCAATAAGTGGCTATGGTTCTCAGGTTGGCACCTGGATCGCCATAAGTTTTCTCCCGGTCACCGTGGATAATCTCAACAGCTTCTTTAGCCATGCTAGAAGCTGGCACATTTAAATCGGTGTCGGGGTCTGATGCTATATCTCGCCGACCTATTTTTCTAAGCGAAGCTACAAGTCCTTGCAGGTTATCATTGGATGCAGATGCAACAGATCCCGTGTAATTACTCGAATTGTAGAGCCTTATAATTCCGTCCATATCCGACGCGATTCCTAATTCAGCAAGCTCTCTTAAAAGCTCCTTTCTAACCATTGCTGTATGCATCACCTGTTCCTCCCGTTATGCTCACAAGCTGTCACATCACAGTATTTCTGACACAAGCCGGACTTCTTTTCCGGCCAGCTGTCGGTGAGGAAAGCTTCTCTAAGTCGTTTAAGATCCGGTGTAAAGGCTTCCCAAAGCTTGGCTAAGTCTTTGCGATGGTAAGTCTTCGAGGTACTATCGTTATATGCCAACCACTCGAACCGGGTGTGAACTGTCTGAATGGCAGGGTAGTGGTAAAACACCAGTATGGCAAACAGTTGTAGCTGCTTAACGTCAGGCTTAACCTTTCCCGATTTCCAGTCAATAATTGTCGCCGTTGTGCCGTCCGGGTGGAAGGCTAGTAAATCAAGGATACCTCGAAGCCATGTGTCTTTATCGAAGTACCCGCATGGTTTGAGCTTGCGGTTAAGGCTTGACTTGCCTTCCGCTACGAGGTCACAGCCCTGATCAGTAAGCTCGTCAAGAATACCTAGAACCCTGTCGGTCATGACTTTGGTGAGTGCGTCACTTTTTGCAAGGTCTATCTTGTTGCCGACATGATCCTCAGTAGGCTTGTGAACCCGATCACCCCACTTGGCTTCTGGGCCTTGTACATAAGGGTAATTTTTGGCCACTGACATCTCAAAGTACTGTCTGGCACAAGTGTTGAACTGGTTAAGTGCTGAGAAGCTCCAGGCTTTAGGTCTCATTTCATGTACTCGCTGACTGGTACAAAGCCTCTGGCGCGATCATAGATAGAAGCAATCACACTCAACTCTTCACCGACAGTCTGCATGTGGTTACGCTTGATGCGCTCAGCTCTTGGCCTAACCTCCACACCTTTGTGGTTTGTGTAGCCTGAGTGCCGGCGATTGTACCGCTGCACAGCACGTAACTGCTCACGCATACTGCCTTGGCCTTTCTTTGTTGCCTGACCTAAAGGTCTGCCACGAACCACGGTTTTTGATTTCTTCATCTTTGACATAATATTTCTCCTATCCTATACACTCACGACCTAGCCTCAGATTATCCATGAGGGTGTCGTTACATGTGGGGTTATTTTTACGATGCCATCTGCGCATCTGCCTGCGTTGCTTAGAGTTGCCTGGGAAATCTGAGTGCATACATCTTGGTCTGCTATCGTCTACCTCGTCAGACCATGAATCAGGGTCGTTTAACTTTCTAGCTATACGCCGAAGCTTCTTCAGTGTTACCACACTAACCTCCTTTTTTAATCGCTCCATTTTTGGTACGAGCGAAGCTCCTGTTCTTGCTAGGCGCTTGTGCTCGTAAATTGCTTGGTGTGTTACCACCACCCTTGCTTAAAGGTTTGGCGTGATCGACATCCTGCCCCTTCTTGACTGCACCTTTCTTAAGCATGTCACGTCTTGCTTGCTTGCGTTTGGCATTGTCACCACCGGGACTGGACTCTCCACGTTCAATCTGTGTCTTGCGTTCTTGCTTATAGTCACGTACATAATTCGGGCTGCTTGGCATGATTGTCTCCTTGGTAAATCATCAGTATATCAGGTATCTGCTTCAGCCTTAATCTCTGCATATGACTTCTTAGAGAGCTTCCAGTTGTTCTTCAAAAGGGTCTCCTTAGATAGATCCGTCTCAAATTTAACGCGACTCTTTTCAGGTGTGTGTAAGTTGGTGACTACACCCTTCTGAGTCTCTGCGTCGTACGACAGAACTTGGTACTCAAGACTGTAAGCACTAGATCGCTTGTTGGTTGTCGTGTTGTGCAGGTATAATTTCACAATTTCTCCTGTTTAATATACGCTTCAAGTATTTTTATGCTCTCCTCCATATCTCGTATGTGCCTAAACGCTTCTGCTGGAGCATCACCGGACTTAATAGCAGCCATCAATTCACGCTTTGTGTGATATGCCAGCTGTATGGTATTTGTATAAAACTCTTTTGCTGCAGCCCTTTGAGCCTTAGTCTTCAATTCCATCACAGGAACTACATACTCTGGTGGCGGCTTACTTGTCATAATCAAATACACCTTCTTGGTTGGTTGAAAATCCCTTTCCATCCACTGGAACCCACACCTGTTCTTCTACCTGGATGAACTTATTTACTTTCTTGGTGTCCCTGTCCTTTCGTACAACCACTTTGGCCACCGGAGGGTTCGTGAATCTGACGTTGTCGCTGGCACATGCTGGCGGTATAAAACTAAGCACAAGAGCGCCTGTTATAACTCCACATATCCACGGGAAAAGTGTTCCTTCTTTCATCAATCTACTCCTTTTAAAGTTCCCCAAGTCTTACCTAACTTGGCATCAACTGGCAGTGGTATTGCAGGTGTCCACCCCCAGGCTTTTTGGTACGGTAAATTACTTAATACTTTCTTCATGTGCCTCACTTTCTGCTCCGCCTTGCCATCATCCTTGACGAATGTGAACAGTGCGTCATGCAAATCCCATGCGTATATGTGATCAGCGTCAAAGTAATTGCGAGCTACTGCGATAGCAAGAGCTTTCATACATCCTCCAGACCCTTGAATGGGGAAGTTGATAGCAGTCTGTTGCTGATCCCATCGTGTAAGATCCCACAGCTTGATCCTTCTATGTCCGCGTGTCTCAGCGTACCCTTGTGTTGCCGCCTTGCGCTGTGCTTCTTTCCAATATTTAGGAACACCAGGATACGTGCGCAGGTACGTCTTCTTTATATGGTCAGCCTTGGCTCTCCAAAGCTGTAGTCCGTAGCCAGTTAGCGCACGAGACATTAATGACTCTACACCAATTCGGTATTGAAGTGAAAGGTTAGCGAATTTGCCCATGTTTCGGACTTCCTTAGCCAACGGATCAGTGTCTGCTTTGGTGCGCACCCACTCATAGTCTTTGCCTTCAATGTTGGCACCCATGTAAGCATGACCATCACCACCAGTCTCAAACAATTCAAGCATGGTCTCATCTTCCGATTCACATGCCATCAATCGCATCTCTTGACCAGAGAAATCGAATTCAGCCAGCAAGTATCCAGGAGGTGCTCTCAACAGATTGCGAGCATTAGGCCCCCGCTCCCATTGGTGCAACGCTATACCTGTCTGGCATATGTTCTTGCCTTTACCTTGCGTCGATGAGTAGGTAAAGCGCCCTGAATTTCCAGTTACAAATATTGTACCTTTGCTTCTAGCCAGCCAGTAACCTGTTTTGGTGCTTGTGCAGTAGGTTTTGATTGGCCCACTTACATACTTTACATGTCGATTGTGTATCTGTGCAATCGGTCTGATGTGAGCCTCAGAAACATGTAACTCATAAATCCCTTTGTATGGCTGGTGTAGCCTTCCTTTCAGACCTGACAGATGCGCTGCTGTGTGCATCCACACAGCATTGGACTCAGAGTTAGTACTGTACTTGAAGCCTCCATCTTGATGAGGTGATCCATCCCAATACTTAGACTCCATTACAAAACTTCTAAGACCTTCTTGTGTTGTGTCTAAAACCCAAGGGCCAAGGAACTTCTTGTCAGCGGTCATCCATGCAGGTATACACCCCTTGAAAATCGTTATGGTTGTCCTGTCTGAAAATTCATTCTTGCCTCTGTTCGCGTTATAGTCGATGGCATTGGCCTCTAATAACTCACGTAATCTCTCTATCTTGCGACCCTTCTTTAACGTGAATTTCACTCTGTATCTGCCAATATCCCACCAAGCATCTGCCTGAATAGCGCACAACAACCTCATTTGAGGGGGTGTTAGAGATCCGTTGAGTGTGGCAATGCCTGACACCGGCACGTCAACTCTGTGATTAATCAAAAATCCAGCTGTCTTGTCTTGCCATTTCTCGTATTTCTGCGATAGCGTGGGTATTTTATGGTTGTGTGTAAAATCACATCTCATACCTGGGTGGTTGACAGACACCATACCGTCAACAAGTCCACCATCAACTCTGTCAGCGTGTAAGAATTCTATCTGTAGCTTGTCATCAACCTGGGCAATAACACCACCTTGCCAGTCATCTAGTCTTCTCCAGCCATCTGTAGTCAACACCTCAACATCACCTGGTACGCAATATGTGCCAGACATGAAAGGTGATGGGTATGTTATAGGGCCTTTGTTGTACTCAGCACTCTTGCGCACCCCGCCGATAAACTTACTTGACTGCGTGTTGCACTTGCGCATGGCCATAAGTGCTCCGAACCGGAGATCCTCCGGGTGTTCAATTGATAGCTTAAGCAGTGTTTCTTTATCTGTAGATGCGTTGCCTGACGCGGATGTCTTTATGGGTGTATAACCCCAGCCATCAAACACCAGCGTGCGTAGCTTGGCAGGTGATCTTATTGTGGCCATCTCAATACCAGCAGCGTCAAGTGTAGCAATGGCAGCACGTGCTCTAACATCCTCTTCAAACGGTTCTAAGGCGTCAAGGTTAAGGGCGATGCCTGTTATGGCAGATAAAGCCACATCAGGTATGCCATAACACTCAATAATAAGGCCGCGTATCTCGTCATTGGTCATAGTAGTCAGATACATTTGCGTAAGCTTGGCGGTGAACTTGGAGTCGCGCATGTTATAGATCAACAGATCTCGCCACTCTTCCTCTGTCTCAGGTACTTTTATATCTTGAATACCATAATCGGCAAACTGCGGCCATATTCTCTTGACTTCTTCCTTGAGGCCATACCCTACACCGCCAAACTGTTTGGCCTTCCAGCCATCAACCCGTTTGAGCGCGAGCATGCCATCCAACCACATGCACTGCTTAACCTCATCAGTCAGATCAATGGCGCATAACCATGCCACATCGAACACTACATTCCAACCCACAAGGGTATACTCTTTCTCAGCTGCGTACACCAAAAATTTTCTTAGTGTCTCCTTTGATGGCATACATTTGGCGCATTTTATTCTACCATCCTGGCTGTTAGGAGACCACGCAGCGAATGACTTTATTGTAGCCTCACCTGTCTTGGCACGCCATGGTTGAAGTCCGTACTCCCTGACCTCTTGAGGTGTTTCCAAATCAAATCCACAAAGTTTCATGGTGTTATCCCTATCGTGCCGTTTATAGTAAGTGTATCGCCGTCAAACTCAAACTCACACCCAGGCATCTCAGTGCGCAGCATTCTTTTGAAGTCCATCAACTGATTGGAGTCCCTCAATGCAAGCGGGTCGCTTGGTGTTACGGCTTGTCTGTGGTGATCATGAGCCACAATATGTGACCACGCCGATCTTATCAACTCTAAATCACTCAAGGGTGTCTCCTTATAACCATGTACTCTCTAAATTCCATGTCTCTATCAAGCAAACGCTCAGTCTTTCCAAACATGGTGACGTTGTGCCTCTTGCCCCAAGCATATGCCGCTCTCAATGCCTTCATAGCGTAAGTTCTGTCACCGCCAGCGCCGATTAAAATCTTCAAAGGGAGTTCTTTGGTGACATCTTTGAAATTATACTTAGGTCGTGGTGATGGAGACATTGGAGTTCCTTGTGTTAAAATGACATTGTATCACAGTTCTTTAGTATCATCAAGACGTGCCCACATTATGCAGTTGTTGATTACCCACACCGAACAGCTGCTGACCTTAACTGTGTGACCTGTGTCACGCAGCTTTCTTATGCACATCATCCATGCGGCGAGATCACCTGAAGTAAACTGCACCTCAGCCTTGTCCAACTTCGTGAAGATATCATCACGCATTTCGACCTTCTTCGTGCAGTAATATACAACCATTAATAACCCACAACCCTTTACCGTTGTATTTTGCTGTGATGCCAAACTCACCAAGCTCACTCTCGAACAAACCCCACCATTGATCACCGTAGTAAGAGACGTGATCGTCAATCATCTTAAACAAGTCAACCATCATCTCGACCATCCTCATGCAAAAGGATACAACCACCAACACACCACAGTTTGCGGCCGAGGTATTTAATATCATCCGGCATTCCTGTCGTGACTGCTTCGATTCTTAAGTCTGCAATAAAGACCTCAAATCTCTCAAAGATATCAGTTGAAGTTGATGTATCCAAAGGTAGACCCTCCCAGAATTATCCGAACATCATCAACAGTTGCTAGATCAAACCCTGCCTTGAGTACAGCCGACTTGATTCTGCTGATCGGTGTGTCTGCTGCATCTATAATCACTTCAACCACACCATTGCGCACACCAACCTCGCATGTATGTTTGCCATCATCTGGCAGTGATTGACCAAGCGCACTTATCAGATAGGTAAGCTTAGTCTCGGTGCGACGTGCTCTGTCTAGTAGTTCTCTAGTGTTTTCAATATCTTGTATTGTCATTTTATTTTCCTTTTAGTCATCATGATTAGCTCCTGTATTTATCGGTCAATACAATGCACTCATACACAATTTCAGTGCATTTAATCCCATTAGCCTCGATGTTGTACTCTTCAAAGATAGCACGACGTAACGCATTGCGAGTTCGTATATGCGATTTCTCTGACACTAACATTAACATTTTGCAAGTTATGTAATCCTTGTGTCTAAACCAACACAGCGCGTCCCATAACCTGAACAGCCTGTCTATTCGTGATCTTTTCATCCGGCCCACCATCCAGAAGGTACAACAAGGATAATGGTTCCATTCACGATTCCATGCTCATACCAGTGACCAGCGTCATCAGCGCAAGTGTAGCACTCGAAGGTATCACACAAACGGAGGATCTCACCTTTCAACGTGGATCTGAACAGCATGTCGTTGGTGTTTGATCGCTGCTCGAACAGATCCTGGATGTGGTCTATTGGGTCACGATGTTCATATTTAGTCATCATGATTAGATCCAAAACTGTTTGACAACATAATACACCCGTTAATTAGCGCCACTTCATGCAACTCCCCGTCAATGCGGTTGCAATCGAAGCTGAATGATGTGACCTTACTTTCTATCACCAGCCGTGTGTGATGTCGTGATGGTGCAGCCATGGTTGTGTGATCTTTCCACAACCGCTCAAGGTCTTCAAATTTAGTCGTTGAAGTCGGCTTCAATTGTTTCTCCAAAGCTCGCTACCTCCCCACTGTCCACCACCCATAGCACAGGCACGCTACAGCTATCAGGCATAGGCCCATACATATCGGTGAATATGATTAATAAATGGCACTCGTCTGCAGCCTCAGCGTACTCAATTATTGGGTGGAAATCAGTACCTCCACCGCCAACTGCACGCATCTGCAGGTCGTAGTCTGGCCCTGTATACACATCATTGCCTTTGATCTCTGAGTCGAAGTAAACAACATCAACCTCAGAAGGCTGGCAGTCGGACATGATGTCGGAGCAGTGAGTACCCATAGCACCAGCCTGAACATCACTGATAGAGCCTGAGTAGTCGAAGCCTATGATAACCTTGCCAAGAGACTCTGACGCCATCTTAGGGCATATCATACCGCCGTAGAGCATGGATCGTTTGAAGTCTGGCTTAGCCCAATTGAACTCAGCTGCAGTCATTGCCACCATGTACTTCTGCAGCTGTGAGTACCATGGTTGTTTGACCACCTGAACGCCGGCTACGAACCGGCGCACTGTGCTGGTATCCTTGCCAGCGGCCTTCGCTGCTTCAGCCGCACTAGCAGTTCTTATGCCAACATCACGCTCATGCTCAGCAGCAGACTTGCCTTGATTATCAGCCGGGTCGTAGTCTTTGATGTCGAACCAATCAGCATCAAGCCCATTCAACAAACCACCGCTACCATCACCAACACTCTCACCTTCATCCGGGTTTTCCTTGGACATTTTAATGAGCTTGTCATAGACAGCTTCAGTAGACATGCCTTTGAACAAGTCCTCACGCAATAGCGCATCACCAGGAACCTTCAAGCCGTTGTCCTCGGATAGCAACCCATTGACCACATAATCCGCAGCAATGTTCCAAATTTTTGGGTTGCGTATGCCGCGTCGTGATGAGTGGAACAACACCACGTGCATTATCTCATGTGCTAAGATAAACACCCGATCTTCCAATGGTCTTGGATCGAACTTGGCAGGGTTGTACTGCAGGAACACACCGTTGGTGGCTGCGATTGGCCCTTCGTTGTCTACCTTTATTTTTAGATCGTAAAGTAATGCTGTGAAAAATATGTCACGCATTGTTAGCTTGGTGACAGCATCAATAAATCCTTGTGACTGTTCTTCTCGTTTCATGTCTTTTCCTTTGTGTGTCTAGATACAATGTGTGCTAGTACCTAGCGTACTAAAATAATGCAGCCATTTACAATAAGGCCGGTTACAATAGGGCCATCTGTAATAAAGGTGCTTTTGGAGTAAGCTAGTGGTGGACAACTCTCAGTCACATATGTAATTACCTGATTAAATTGCTCAAGGTTAGTAAGCCCCCAAGCACTGTGTTGGATCTCCCAAAAGTATTCCAGTTCTTCAAAGGTCATAGGGTATCCTTATACATCCTTGGATTGTTACTCCAGTAATGTCAAACTCCGCACCGGATCGCAGGAGTTTAGTTCTGCGTCTCATATCATGGCCTTTCATTGACATGCCGATGTGTACCCAACCTTGAGGTATGGAGCACTCCTTGGAAAACTCAGGCCATATAGCGTACACCTCCTCAAGATCCTGGTGGGCTGACATGTTAGGACAAGTCCAGGATAGCAGCTGTGAGTTCTTTATTCTCACGGAACCATGCACGATACTCAGGAGTGCGTGCAATAGCGTCACGATCACCACCGCTACTTGCCAACAGCTTGTGATACAACACCTGCACTTCCGTACCAAACCGCTCTGTGTACGTTCTGACAGCCTTTAAGTCTTTGGCCTTGGTCGTTGTTGCAAGCATGGCAATGACTGCCCATACGTCTGACATCTGCTCAGGCATGAAGGCTAATTTTGGGTCGTGTATGATTTGATCATATGACACCAGTGTACGAGCGGCACGCAGGAACCCAATGAATTCTTTGCCAACTGACTCGCCAATATCACCGATGATCTCGTCTTCAGTCATTTCTCCAGCTTCGGTGTCAAGCAGACCATCACTTAGACGAACCCATGCGCGAGGATTGGCCCATGCACCATACGTTTTTGTCTCCATATGCTTAGCGAAGCTATCGACATGGTGCATAGCAATGGACAAGTAAGCCTGCACGTACTGAGACGCACCGATATCTGCCAAGTGTTTCAAGAACCCGTCGACACACACTTCGACCTCAACATGGCGTGATCGAGATAATAACGCGAGTGACTGCTGCACAACCCCGGACTTGTGTTTAAGGCTATTGGAGTCGGATATAATGATAACTCCTGCAGGCTTCTGCAACCCGCCCATGTCTTCGTTGTTGATGTACTTCTGCAGTGCTTTGTTTGTGGCTGGATCAGCATTGTCACGTTCACCCAAGAACAATATGCCTCGAATATTTGGATCATCGAATCGGTTCGGTAGAGCTGAGTTGTGGAAATGCTCTAATCGCTTGGAATCCATATTTGGTACCACAGCTGAGAAATCAAGTGGTGACATGCTTGGGGTGTATACATTCCAAAGCTTGAAGGACGGGTCATTCTTCTGGATGTCACGAACAGCTTGCTCAATAATCATCGTCTTACCAATGCCAGGATTACCTGTCAAGTGGATGTTAACTCCTGTACGAACTGCACGAGTGATGATTGCTGGGATTTTTTGAATTGAAGTCATAATATTTTCCTTTGTATGTTTAGATACATAGCACGTTAGTGCCTTGTTTAAGTTAAAGTTTTGCTGCTTGGTTCGGCATAGTAGCCTTTACGTGTCCCGGCTAGTACGCCGTGCTAACCAGGCAATTGATTACGTTCGTTAAATAAATTCTTACGTTCAGCAAGCATGTCGGTTATCTTGTCCATGACACACATCACAATGGCTGATGGGATATCACAGCGTATTGGCTTGATGTGCTTGATGAGCTTCAACACGTCACGGCGTAACGTGACCAGCTGTTCGCTAATCTCTTCTTTGCGCTGCTCTTGCTGAAATCTTTCGCCATCCTCCCGTAGCACTTCGCACTCACGCTCTGCCATACTGTCTGCTGCCTTAGCTGCGTCGGCATGACTGCCATACACCTCACTGACGTCGATAGTTATGCCATCGCAGTCCACTGTACGAATAGCTGCAAGGAAGGATGTATACTCGCCCTCACAACCTGTTTCGTTTCTAATTTGCGTGCATTTTTTGTGCGATATCTGGATAGTCAACGACTCGACTCTATCTAGGGAATCACCACCTACGTGCCACGTATTAACTGCATTAGGCTCCATACGTCCTGTGAACTCGTGACCTTCCTTCATATACACATAATTGCCACACTCGCTGCGGTTGCAGTAGCTACGTGAGTACGTGCGGCGATACCATTGGTGTTGCTTGGCCTTTTTAATTGCCGCTCGTCTGGCAAGTACTTCAGCCGCACCCTTACCTATCTTATCGAGCACATCCTGATACACCTCGATGTCAATGTAGCTGTCACTAGCGGATCTGGCAAGTGAGTCAGAGTGTTGATGGATATGTGTGGCTAACTCGCCAGCCTTGGTTAGTGTGTAGTTATTGTCATTTCTTTTGAACATGATCATTTCCCCTCTATTATTTGATTAACTGGCCATCCCCTGGCATGCCGTGAGGCTAACGTGTTCAGTGATACTCCGGTCTTGATTGACCATTGCTTAATCGTACCTTCAGTGCCCTTGTACTTGAGTTTTATAGTTGGTTGTCGCGTACCTTTACGCCCTTCCCTTCCATTTATACACTCGGTAGGTGTCCAGCCCCTGTACTCACGATCTTGTAGTGTCCTTAGCGGCACGCCGTATTTACGAGCCATGTACGACAGCGTGGCTGTCTCACCTTTGTATGTAATAGTTATCTTACGTTTTTTTGACATATTTTTTCCCTATTTTTCCGTGAACTATCTCTATGCTGTTAGTCCAGCCTCTATAGTGTCGACCATAGATTGTGTTGTATGATACACCTGTAGCCCGAGACAGCTCGGTCAGTGATTGGTACGTAATCCCTCTATAGATGACAGGTGTTGACAGCTTAGTCGGGCCGAAGTTAGCCGGATCTCTCTTAGGTCTGCCTTCTATAATCTCATAATCAGCCCAGCCTCGTCTGGCTCTGGTGTAAAGTGTTGCTGCAGGCATGTTTAATTCTTCAGCCCACCGCCACAAACATTGTGTCTTGCCGTTGTAGTTAAGTTTAGTCTTTCTCACGACTTTATCTCCTCGAATATTCTTCTGCCTTCTGAACCAAGGCCACACGCATTTCATGGTACAGAGCCAGCTTTTTAGCTTCCAACACAATTAGCTTGTCAAGCGTAGCAATGGCTTGCCTATACTTCTTGGCCTTCGCTTTATCGTACATAGTTATGACGCCAACTCAAGGATAGCTTCATTGATGCGCAGCTCTTCTTGCAGCTGCTCTATGGTGTCTGCCTTCACGCCCTTGACGACATCAGCACCAAACAACTCAACCAGCTTATTGGCTTGAGTCAGAGAATTATTACCTTGTTGCAACAGATGAGGCTTGTTCTGTCTGGCACGTGACGCTTTAGTCCACAACTCACTGGCCTGAGCCACCAAGTCTTTCCACACACCTGGTAAGTCGCTCGTGGTGGTTGGGCAACTATCCGGTGTCCAGATTATCGGTGTGTGGTTCAAACGACGCAGCAGATCATTAAGTATAGAAAGCTGTGCGTTAGTGGTCACTGAGTAGCTGTAAGAGGTGACAAAGATCACATCTTGTTTTTTCTTAGTCTCAATGCGTGATGCTATGCATGTTGAGTAGCTATACAGCCTGTCAAAACCAGTGAATGAAAAATTTCCCGTTGGTGTTCTGGCATGGTCACGATCTTGTGATACCCATGCAGCTGCTACTTCTTCTTTTTTAATTACGTGTCTCATACTTATCTCCTTTGTGTAGTGTGTTGTTACCAGTTATAAATGACGTTACCGTCACGCTTGAATCGCATCGCCATTCCTGTTATTTTCAAGTCTCCATCCCACTCAGCTATGAATTTGGCAAGTGGGCTGTGGCTTATATATTTGGTTCCTTTTAGGTCTGAGGTAGTGCCATCCACATGGAAGCATGTAGTTTCTATAATATAACCGTCAGTGTGGATGAAGAACCATGTACCCATGCCTACAACAAACTCATCCAGATTTTTGTGCTTGCGCATGAGATTCAAAGCGTCATGGATGACAATTTTCTCTATGCTCTTGTTCAGCTGATCATATGCTCTGTTGAACTTGGCAAGCTCATCGCGTCTTAACTTAGCTATTTTGCCGCTCATGGTGTTTCTCCTTTGTGTGCCCCAATTAGTACGGTGTGCTAGTTGGGGATTTGTAAGTCACTCAATGTTATATACATTATAGCACAACTACGCACTAAATGCAAGCTTTATTTTCCAACAAACTTTTATTGAATAGTGTTCGATATAATGATAGCTGGATCGACTCCGGTGTTGAGATCATCATCATTGACCCGAGCACCCCTAGCGTAAGTGTTTATGAATGCGCTACATATAATGAATTCTTCACGTGTCATTTCTTTTGAGCCGACGTGTACCTCAGAAACAACATCTGAATAGACGTTGGACGCTTTAAGTTCAAGGATGTATGTGGCAATGAGTAGTGCCAACTCCGCATCGGTCTCAGCATCCATCAATATAAATGTCTCAATCTCTTGATCCCCTTTACCGAACTTCACAAGCTCAGTTATTCTAATCGTATAGTATTTCATGGCTTGTCTCCATGTACTTGTGGTAATGCCTTACGACGGCATACGGTGATGCGTCTCTGCAATCCTTGCAGTGTCCTGCTTGCGTTATATATGACACGCCCTCGTGCCTTTGGTATAGCCTGCCGTATTGCTATACGCCATGGCTTAGCCTTGAGGAAATCCATGCGGTTTTTGTATCTGCGAGTGGGGCTGTGACCCACACCAAGTATCTCTCCAGACTTGGCATCAAAGATAGTGACGCGGGTATAGAAGCTTATTGCACCACAAAATATTGGCAGGTGTCGCTTGCTCAAAGGCTTGTTGTATGGGAGGAATGGTTCGCCGTTTAGGGTGATGCATATGCTGTATTTCTTAGCCATGATGTTGTCTCCGGGTTAGTCCGCCGTACTAATGCGGTGTTGTTAGTTGAAACGCTACTTGATCTATATCAACATTGTCTGTGAGGTTTGTAATCTCAGCACATAGCAATACAAACTCAACTTTGTTCATGTTTTTAACCTTGCCTCTGACATATGACTTGTTGCCATTCAGCCAGCTCTCGCACAACTCATTGATTTTTATGTGATTAACTTTCATAGTGTTGTCTCCTGGTTAGTGCATTCTGGAATGAGTCTCTAAGTCCACTCCATGCACAAGTTCAAATATGTAATCAATAGATGTAAGAAATAGACAGAACATTAACGCGGCTAAGAAGTACAGTGGCCAGTCGTGCTTAGGCTCACTGCGGCCGTTAAAAGGTTTGATTTGCTTGGTCATAGTAGTTCTTCCTCAAATTTGCATTGTTTAGTTACGTGTCTGTCCTTAACCTTCAGCTGGTTCTTAGATTTGCTGAAGTACTTCCATTGTCCTTTAGTCTTCACGCGGTAGAGCAGAGGATTGCTAAGCCCTCCGCGTTTATAGAACTCTTGCTTTGTAAGTGTCATTGGTGTTTCTCCTATCTGATTTTAGTCCACCCTATAAGTTGAGCGTCCAGTGATTCAAAGAATAGCATCCTAGGTACAAGCACCCCATCCACCCAAAAGTTGCTGACCTCTGTGCCGTGTGCGTCGCAAGCATAATATTTCCTGAACTCAATGCCGTTGATGGTAATAGTCTTGTTGCTTGATCTTGCTACACTCATGGGTGTTTCTCCTTAAATATGTACAGCCAAATAGAATAAGAACCCATACGCCAGCGTATCGAATATGAAGTCTCTTATCATATGACTCTGTTTTATTTTCATGATAGCCTCCTAATACATCCTTTTGACTTCAGGGCACACAGACTTTAACGCTGTGTATATGTGGTCATCGCCAACATAGCTGTACAACTCAGCGCACACCCACTTGGTTAGGCCGCTAAAATGTAGCAGATCAAAACAAAACCTCTGTTGCAAATCCTTTACCAGACGGGATCTGTCAAATCTACCGTTCTCATAGTCAGTTACCATTCTGGGGTTGTCGTGCAAAAATTTACTGGTGACTTCCTTGATGTGCTCCAGGTGTTCAGGTTTTATTTTCATGATAATCTCGCTTGTATAAGTTCAAATTCTAACCAATCACGCAGGTATTTTGGTATGGTGTAGTGGTTAGCCCTTAACTTGTTGATGTTGAACAGCCAGTAGTCCTCACCATTCGGTGCGTCATTGGATAGGTATACAATCTCAACACCTATGCGCTGATCATCTAAGAACGTTGTCGTATAGGACTTGCTGTATTTAATCATCGTTCCCATCTAGCACAGCTTCATTGGTTTATGTCTTCAGGGTACAGCTCATCAGCCCAATAGTTTATAGCATCCCAATTTATACCGATGGTAGCGTCGTGATTCTCCTGTACCTTGTGCAACACATACATTGCCTGCTCTTTAGTCAGGCGTGGATTCTCGGACAACACATCATCAACACACCAAACAGAAGCTATACTATCAGAAGGATCATGACCAAGCACCCTGTCACCTGCAAGGATGGCATGGATTGCCTTGACCTGTTCATTTGTTATGTTCAACCAGTTGGTAGCGCCACCAGCACCGCCATGCACTTGCAGCTTTGACTGGTACATATCTGATAGGCTTAACTTGTTGAACTCTGTGTCGATATACTCTTTTCTAACCTCCTCATATGTCGGGTTCGGTTGTGGCTCCAAGCCTTTAGGTGCTTCGTTGTTTTGGTTTGATTCGCTCATTGTGTTACCTCCTGTTTTTACCTGATTCTATAAATCTCAATTCGTTGGCCATTCGACCAGCCGCATTCTTTGCCGCTCTCAAACTCTTGAATTTGATGCCTGGGTATATGCTGATACTGCACTCATCCCTATCACAATACCCGTTTATATAAAAGCCTCTGTACCTTATAGTCCACATTTGACAGTCTCCTTGTTAGTACGCCGTGCCAGTTGGTATACTTTATATGTACACGCCTTGTTATCAAACAATATTTTATATTTAAGTTGTGAGCCATCCCAATACTGATGGCATGTTCCAAGCTTAACGAGCTTAAGTCCTCTGGTAAGCTTGGCTAGTTCGTGGTCGTTAACGTGTATACGGTTCATGTGAGTCATGGTGTAACCTCCTGTTTGTGTGTCCTGATTTACCTCACGGTCACTGCGCTTCGCCGGACTGGTACGGCGTACTAGTTGGGGAAGTTTCAGCCGAGATCCCCGACTGACAACACCATTATACACCAACTACGCACTAAATGCAAGCACTTTATTCCAGCAAATCAACCGCTTACATCACCCATTAGGCGACAACCTAATACACTTCGCCGCACTACTATGTCGAGTTATATTATCACCGCATCTTTACTGATTTGTGCGGGTGTTGGCAATTTTTGAATATCAGCCTTTCGAGTTATAACCTTGCGTTGAGCTTGTTGGATGGCCGCATGCAAACGCTGACGGTCTGCTACCATGTAAGCCTTGTTATCTGTATCGTTCAATAGAGCGGTTAGCTTATCCTGCCATGTAAGAATATTTTCTTCAAGCAGTCGAACTTCAAGATTCAATAGCTTAAGCCGTGTCATTATAACCTGACGTTTCAACGTCGTAGTGGCTACACTACCGCAGTACAACAGCTTATCCCGCGCTTGCTGAAGCTCACTCTTACCTGCCATAGACTCCACGTGCGCCAAGGCCGCAGCTTCGGTTTTGATTCGCTGTAAGTCCTCTTTAGATGGCAAAGAGGGGTTGCGTTTATTAATAGCTTTCATATTTGTTAAACTCCTTATTGTTGCGTAACCATGTGCGAAGATCAGCTGATTCTCTCTGTTTGGCTTCGATAGCCTTGGCAAGTGCTAACTGATCTGGATCAGGTCGCCTCCATTCACCTGATTCAAGCTGTGCTGTTGTTGGCAATGTGTGTTGAACATCTTCTGTTATTTTGGATCTCAAAACACCTAATTCCAAGCGCAGTAATTCAACCTTAATTTTGTACAATCTGACCTTGAATTTGTAAGCTCTTTTTGACAATACCGTAGCCTCACGACTGCCACAATATAGGATATTTTGCTTGGCAATCTGTAGTGGTGTTTTGTCTGGCAATGTGGTTGCGTGCTCAAAATCTGCACGCTGTTTTATGTGTTCAACTTCGCGTTTCGTAGGGAGTGTCATATATACACCTTGTTTTTTGTTTAAGAACTGATACATTAACATTGTTTGAGATATAATACAAGTATTTAGAGTATAGTTTTAGTAGTTAAACAAAAAAGGCTGTTTATAGCACAAAAATGAGGCACTATCCAAAATGTCACCGCTAACTATCCAAGGGGTATTGGTCAAAACGTGTTGTTTTATTTTGGTGTGTTTAGTGTGACGGTTCTGTAAGTGCTTGAAGTTCTTTAAGTTCTTTTGGTTTTGAGCTAAACAGTAATAATTGTATCCAATAATCCAAATTAAAAACAGGATAGTCCCATATATTTCTAGCAAAAACGAATATTTTTTTATCTCGCAAAAAAATCCCTTAGGGCTATCCGTTTTTGAAAACGTGGATTATTGGATACAATAATAATAATAATACTAACTATAATATATATATATACTGATTTTAAATGGTTTTTTAATTTCATGCCATACACAAATCACTATCCAAAATCTTTTTAAATTGTCTTTCAAGTTGAATTCAACCTTCAACGACATGCCAAAATCACCTTAAGACGTAAGCCGTAAGCCTCGAAGACAATAATACAAGCTTATTGAATTCGATCTCGTCCACAGTATACCACCACCACCACCTGATTATATGACTACTATGATGTTTCCACCATTCATAAATAGGCGCTACCGGCCTAAATCTAAAAGCCACGCGACGAACTCAGAGATACGTACACAACCCTAGCCACAAACACCTAAAACCCGTTAGGGGTCGATCTCGTGCGTTCTGGCAACATATTATTATCTACTACTATGCTTTAAAATCCCTGATTAGTACACCGTACTAATCAGGGTAAATTCAGGGCGAAAAAAAGCCCTGAAAATCTCTCGATAATCAGGGCAAAAGGGAACGCTTTTAAGCTGCTTCTTCTTCTTTGTTTTCTTCAGAAGATCCAAAGAATTTTAGAAGAATGTGTAAGGCTTGTAGTTCTTTGGCGTTAGTACCGGGCAATAAGAACGCCTCAGCCGTTGTAAGGATATTCAATACAGCCTTGTTACAATCCTCACGGGTAAGCGTTTTACTGAGCTTTGCAGCTTCTTTGAACGCCTTGGCTTCTTCGTTACGTTTGGCCTTTTCCTTGGCTGAAGCCTTTTCAACTTCAGATTTAGGTGTGGCCTTTAGTGCTTCTGGCTTTGCTGCTGCAATCAAAGGGTGATAAGTGCGTATGCTGGTAGCTTGTGTCAGTACTTCCAACGCGGCTTTCCATCCTTTACCCTTGATAGTCTGTTTAGTACCATCTGATTCACGGCCAACGGTACCACCGTGAATCACCTTCATGGTGTTGTTCAACATTGTATTTCTACGGATTGCAATTGCTTCAGAATTAAAAGTTAATGCAATTCTGGCCTGTACTAGCTTAAGCAATTTGGAATCGTCAAACACACCCATTTCGTTACATTTCAATACTAAGGATTTAAACGCTGTATACTCCGCACCCTCAGCCTTGTCGACAGCCTTGGACATTTTAAAATCCAGTTTGATGGCGTCTTCAAGTGCTTCGGGTAGAACTCCTACAGGTACAGCGTCGACCTTTACGGCTTTGGTTGGTGCTGGTTTGTTTGAGTTCATAACATTGTTTACAGCGTCAAGTATTTTGCTCATGATATATTCCTTTGTATAGTTTAATGGTTCAAGATTGAACCCCGCTACATACTGTCACTATGTAGCAAGATGAATCTATTGGGAAACGTTTTGTAGCGCTGAATGGTACGTATTGCTTATGGCGGTAAAAGCCTCCACCACTTCGACTGCTACATGGTACATACCAGCCATGAACGCTACCACTAAGAGCAGCGATAAGATACTACCTTCTAACCCACGTAAATCAAACATTTGTGTATACTCCTTTAAATTTAAGACAACTACATTGTATACCAAACACGCATAAAATGCAACTTGAGCCGGGTTAGTCCGCCGTACTAATGCGGGATGGTATACATATAAAAAGCATCCTTTTTTCAGTAGCTTACCCACCCGAGGGGGTTGAGGAGACACATGCGTATGTATATATATACCCAAAGCACGTACAGTTTTTCAGAATTTTCAGTGTTTTACCTCGTTACTATACTCTTCGATATACACAGCCAAAAGAACTTCCAGTCGAGAAAGTGATCAAAGCAACTTTTAGTATTTTCTCGATTAGACTCTCCAAGCGATGTCGGAATTCCGATAACGAAAAATTTTTTGACAAAAAATAAAATATAAGTTATAACAGTGTTTTATCTCGTAACTTGTATAGGTGCTATATGGATAATCTACGAAATAAGCTGCGTCAGCGCAAGCACCAAAAGCATGTCGTGGTGGCTGATGCTGTTAAATTCGCAATCTTTACTGCAACGTTCACTATTGCCACAGTGATCATGCTTTCTTTCTTTAAATGACCATCATCTACGCAACCAAGATATGCCCTGGAACAAGAGTTCAACCACTGCACCATATGGAAGGGTCTCCTGAAAATTTCACGTATAACTCTTCTACCGTGGATGGGTTGAGTGTATACTGCAGGGGATGCGCGTGCTTCCGACAGAAAGAATGGCGAGACAAAAACAAAGATAAAAAGAAAGCCGCACGCAAATCATATTATGCCAGGACGGGAAAATGATACCTCTTACAATATTACTCTTTTGGATCTGCTTATACACGCATTTGTACACAGAGTACCTGCTTGACGAAATAGACAAGGTGTGTAGAAAATGAGCAAGAAAATGAAAAGTACACACCAAGTCAGGTTATGGATAATGGGTGTTAATTGGGATGGTGTGGAGGTAGGGTGGTCTGAGTGGAGATGCTACAAAAGTGTGCGTGCTGCTATACAGGGTATGTGTGATATAAAGAAAAGCGAGCCTGGGTGCAGACATGGGCGACGCTGGAAGATACTAGATCAAACCACAAGAAACATCTCTTTGTATGGGTGACAAAAAATGAAACGAGATATGCAACAGACAGAGGAAGACTACCAAGAAGACTATGGTACGTCAGTGACAGTTCGTCAGCCCAAGACTTCCCCGGTACGACCACTGAGACCAGCTGACCCGTCCAACCTTGGGTACCCGGCGACACTACCGATAGAGGTGGCGCTGAAGACTGACTCTATACAGAACATATGCAAGGCATACGATCTTACCCGTGAGCAGTGGCAAGCGTTGTGTAAGGATAAGTCATTCCAGGAAGACTTCAGGGTTGCTCAAGGTCTGATCGCTGAAGGGTTCGGGTTCAAGCTAAAGGCTGCTATGCAAGCTGATGCTCTGCTCAAAACCAGCTGGGAGATAATTCATGACAGACTTACACCTCCAAATGTCAAGGCTGATCTGATAAAGAGTACTGTGAGATGGGCTGGTCATGACACACCTGCTCCAGCTGATGCTGGTGGCACAGGCTTTTCCATAAACATAAACTTCACTAAACCAGCCGAGTCAAGGATAATAGATGCTGAGTAATGCACTGGTGCTAAAAGCAATAGGAGCTGCGTTTGTTGCCGGATTTGTTATGGGATTTCTGTTTGGCGCGTACCACAGTGACCACACACTTACCCAATCCATAGGCGAGCTTATACGAGTCAAACAAATGATACGTGAGGAATTCGATGTCGAGTAAATGCACATATTGCCATAGACCGGCGGATGATGACTCCAAGTATTCGTACGGAGTTCCTGGCCATAAGTACGTCGTTAAGTGCAACAGATGGTGGTGTACACTCAAGCAAAAATGCAGCAGACAACTCAAACAGTTAATATTCAAGGTGTGCAGCTACGTCATAGATAAGGTCAAACATGGCTAAGAAACCAAAGGCACTAATTTCAACAGGAGAAAACATGGAAAATGAACATATAGGTTCTGGCCCTATTTCGGAGGAAGAGGCAAGAATAGGTATCCAGATGAAAGCTCAAGCCCAGAAGCTACATCGGCTGATTGCAGAGTTGGAGGCGTTGGGAGAGTCTGACCAGAGAGCCATCACTCTTGCCAAGACAAATTTGCAGCAAGGTTTTATGTGGTTAAATAGAAGTATAGTGAAACCAGAGATATTTTGGTAAAGGGTCATTGTGGCTAAGAAACCAGGGGTTCATTACAGCCCTCCACCGATTACGGAAGACTTCATCCAGGATTATATACCAGGGGAACTTTTCTTTTCGTTCATTGTCGGCCCGTTCGGTAGTGGTAAGACCACTGGCGCGTTGATGAAGATCGCGTATATGGCGTCGCTACAAGAACCTAACTCTGATGGTATGCGCAAAACGCGCTGTGTGGTCGTTCGTAATACGTTCCCGCAGTTGAGAGATACCACGATCTCCTCTTTCAACTACTGGTTCAAGGACGGTGAGGCTGGTAAGTGGTTCGCTACCAAAAATACGTTCTTGTTGAAGTTTGCTGATGTTGAGTGCGAAGTCATGTTCCGTGCGTTGGATAACGCAGCTGATATTGCCAGAGTGCTGTCTCTTGAGACGACGTTCGCGGTATTGGATGAGTTTGTGCAGATTCAACCAGAGATCGTTGAGGCGCTGTCTGGTCGTTGTGGTCGGTACCCGCCAGCGTTTGAAGGTGGAGCTACGAATTTTGGGATGTGGGGTGCTAGTAATCCTGGTGAGGAGGATACGTGGTGGTTTGAGCATTTGTTGGAAAAGAAACCAGGGAACGTGGCTTATTTTCATCAACCGAGCGGCTTATCGGAGGCACCTGAGAATTTTGAAAACTTACCGAAAAACTATTACAAAAATTTGGCCAAGGGAAAATCTTGGGCGTGGATCAAGCAGTTTATCGAGGCGGAGTGGGGTTACTCGCTCGCAGGCCGTCCAGTGGTTCCGACCTTCTCCCGCGAGATTCACGTCTCATCCAAACCACTCACCGCAGACCCCTATCTTCCGCTCATCATCGGTTATGATCCAGGAATGCACTGCGCACTCATCTTTGGTCAAGAAGACCTCTTCGGACGACTGTTCGTAGTTGATGAGTTAATCCTGGAGGGCTATGGTGCCAAAAGGATGATTGAAGACCAGTTGATACCGCTAATAAAGCGGAAATACAGCGAATTTGAGATCATCATAAGTCCTGATCCAGCGGTAAATGGTAGAACACAGACAGATGAAACAACAGTAAGACAAGTGCTTAAGGATAAAAAATACGCTAAATTTTTCTCTGTTTACACCGATGGGCAGAACACAAGGAACCTGTTGCAACCTCGCCTTGATGCCATAGACTACTTCACTACACGCCTTACTGAACGTGGGGCCGCATTGGTGATCGACCCAGGGTGTAAGAAGATAATCCGTGCTCTTGTCAGCGGTTGGAGATTCGAGAAAACACAGAAAGGTGAAGAGAAGGCCAAACCGGAGAAGAACCCATCCTCGCACCCAGGGGATGCATTTGGTTATCTTTGCAGGTATTATGTAAGCCACACGGCTAAGCATGGAAGTAGAATGTCCCCGAAGACTTTCAGGCCACCGACATTTAATAATGCGTATGTATAAAACCGAGGACGAACATGGCAACTCCTGAAATCACAGATGTTGAATTGGATGTAGATGGCAAGGCGATCCCTGTATTTAACAAGGAAGCACTGGCCTCTGTAGGTATGGAGCTTGAGAAGAAATACAAGGCTTTTGAAGCCGATAGAGTACCTGCTGAACAGCAATGGATGCAGAATGCCAGACAGCGATTAGGTATTTACGACGCGGATCTTTTGAAAGAGATTGGCCCCAACAGATCGAAAGCATACCCTAAGGTAACTAGGGCCAAATGTGTGTCCATGCTGTCAAAACTCATGAATCTGCTGTTTCCAGTGGGTGACGAGAATTGGACAGTTGAACCGTCAGAAATCCCAAATCTAGACAAAGAGGATTTGGATCTTGTTTTGCAGAAGCTCATGGATGGAAAAGATCCTAACGCCGATCTGACAGATGAAGAGATTGAACAGGCCATACGTGAGTTTGCTGCGATTCGTGGCAAGAACCTCGCTAACCTGATAACTGACCAGCTCAGCGAGCTTGGTGGTGATCGTACGCTTAATTACACACGGTTATGTAGAGCGGTACTTAAGAGCGGGATTGAGTATGGAATCGGCGTGCTGTCCGGCCCATTCGTTGACGAGAAGGAAGTCAGGACGTGGACAACCGATCTGGACGGCAAACCTGTTGCTGTGACCAAGACTGTGAGTAGACCATTGTTTGAATATGTGCCGATTTGGGACTATTACCCAGACTTAAGTGCGCGATATTTCATCCAAATGTCAGGTCAGTTCCACCGAAAAGTGATGTCAAAGCATCAATTTATAGCACTAAAACAGCGCGATGACTTTATAGTTGACCAGATAAATAACGTTCTGGAGCTGCTTCCGAACGGAAATTATCAGAAAAAATCATTTGAAATAGAGCTTACCAGCCATGGTGTGCAGTCAAACACAGCACCGTCAACAGATAACAAAGGCAAGTACGAGGTCATGGTATGGCTTGGATTCTGGTCTGGTAGAAAGCTTAAAGAGCTAGGCATCACCATCCCCGAAGATCGGTTGAATGATGATGTTAGGGCGCATATCTGGTTCGTCAAGAACACAGTTATCAAAGCTGTTCTTGACCCATGGAGTGACTTGCTTGGGCCGGATGAAACGGTTGAAATGTTCCACCAGTTCATATTTGAGGAAGATGAGACCTCAATTATCGGTCAAGGGCTACCTCAGATCGTTCGTGATAGTCAGCTGGGGATTTGTGCAGGTACTCGCATGGTGTTGGACAACAGCTCGATACAGCGCAATTTCGAGCTTAACACATCCATGCTTATGCCAGACCAAGACATGACAACCACGTCGAACGATAAGATATGGTACAGAGATGATGATGGCCCGACAGCAAATACACCTGCTTTTAAGGTCATTGACATCCCATCACGACTTACGGAGATGCAGGCTATCATCGCGTTATTCCAAAGCTTTGCTGACCAGGAGACGTTCGTTAATGCGGCTACAGGCGGTGATATGCAGAAAGGGCCGAGTGAACCATTCAGGACAGCGGCAGGCGCATCCATGCTTCGTGGAGAGGCAGCACTCCCATACAAGGACGTGGTGCGCAATTTCGACGTGTTTACAGAGTCTGTCATACGCTCTTTAATTCAGTTCAACAAGGTGTTTAATGAGCCTGACAACCAGTCGATTCGTGGGGATTTTCAAGCTATCGCTCGTGGCGCCACAAGTCTCATTGCTAAAGAAGTTCTGGGCATACAGCTTGATAACTTAGCGTCTACACTTACTGATGAAGAAAAGAAATATGTAGATTTTAGAAAGTTGGCCATTCTGCGCGTCAAAGTGCGCGATCTTGAATCCAGCGATGTGATCGTGGATGAGATAGAGGCTAGGCGTATTGATGAAGCTGAGGCTCAGGCCAACGCAGAGGCCAGACAGCTTCAGACACAACAACTCTCGGCTACGTTGAGAGAAACTCTTGCCAAGACATTGAAAGACATGTCCTTGGCCAATAAAAACCAAGCGGCTGCAGAGGCGCAAACTGCCGGCGTTATTTTAGATTCACTTGAGGAGGGATTGAATGCTACCGAGCAGATTAGTGATGGAGAAGGAACTGCTGGAGAAAGTCCGGCTAAACAACTCGAACTTGGCACTTCGGGACTTGGTGAAGCTGCTGAAGCTGCGACGGAGCAAATCGCAGGAGGCGTTGGTGCGGTGCCAGCCAGATCAGTTCCTGCAGGAGCAGGCCAAGGCGCGGGTATATGATAAACTAATCACTGAAATAGAAAACACCAACCCCATAACAACAGGAGAATAATTTTATGACTATCGAAGATTTAGCATCAGCCACAGCGGAAGCAGGTGCGGCGACAGAAGATGAAGTGGTGTTGACTGAAGAGGAGGCGTTTTCCGCTGCCTTTGACGAAGCAACCACAGTTCTTAGTGACGACACTGATGCAGAAGATACAGATGATGGCGCCACAGGTGCTGAAGGAGCCACCACAGATGCTACTGACGATAGTGGCTCTGGGGATGCTGATGGTGACGTTGATGATGGCGCAGCAGCGCCAACCAAAGACGAGGTTGTATCGGCTGAGACGAATACAGCCTCCGCAAGAGAATTAGCTCTCCAGGCCCAGATTGATGAGTTGAAAGCAGCCGCCACTGCAGCGGTTACTCCAGACACAAAACCCGTTGTGGAGCCTGAACCTGCGGCTGAGACTCCACAACCAACCCTGACAGAAGCGGAGGTAGCCAAGGTTACTGCGTACCGTGAGGAGTGGGGCGATGTAGCAGAAGCCGAGGCTCTTATTCGCAAGGAAGAGAATCAGGCGATTGTTGGGTATATCTTCAATCAAGTGAGGGATGTCCTGGCACCACTTCTTGCCGCGCACGAGACTAGAAATGGCCGTGATCAGTATACAGAGTTAGTGGCTTTAGTTCCTGATTACGATACAGTTCGGGATAAAGCGGTAGACTGGGTAGATAAGATGCCAGACGGTGTGAATAAGAAAATTTACACAGAGGTGACTAAGACAGGTACTCCTGATGAAGTCGCTGAAATGATAAACGCTTACAAGAAGGCCACCGGGTATGAAACTAGCGCGGCGAGTACAGCGGGAGCGAAGCCTGAGGGATCGGGAGCAGAGGCAGAAGTTCAGAAAACAACAGGAACGGGAGCAGCAGCGAAACCGTCAGGAAAAGCGGCATCGGCGCTCAAAGTCGTAAAAACCGTCCGTTCTAAAACCAACACAGGAGGAGTTGATGTAAACGATTTCGACACAGCATTTGACGAATTCGCCCAAAAGAAGTAGGATTACATCTTAAATACACCAAAACAAGCTGGTGTGGGTGAAAATTAACCAAAAATTATCTGGAGATAATAGACATGACAGTTACGGCATACGGAGATATTAGCCCACGTACAGCTGCTTACGCAGTTACTGAACTATTGAAGCGAGGATTGCCTTACCTCATTATCGAGAAGTTCGGCCAGACATACGTGATCCCATCAAACAGCACCAAGACCGCCAAATGGCGCCGTTATTTCTTGACTGGTGCGACTGGTTCAGCTGGTTCAGGCACGGGTGATTTCTTCACTCCACTGTCTACCACTCCACTGACTGAGGGTGTAACACCTACAGGTCGCAAATTGGCAAATCAGGACTATACTGTGACGCTTCAACAGTACGGTGACTACGTTACTATTACTGATGTGGTCATGGATACCCATGAAGATCCAGTGTTGCAACAAGCCACTGAAGTCTTGGGTGAGTCAGCTGCGCAGACCATTGAGACCTTGCGTTTCAACGTTCTTAAAGCAGGCACCAACGTATTCTATGCCACAGGTTCAGCCCGTGCATCGGTTGTCGACAAACCCACTCTAGCCATGCAGCGTCAGGTAACTACTGCGTTGAATCGTCAGAATGGTCGTAAGTTGACCCAGGTTGTAAGCTCAACACCAAACTTCAATAAAGAGTCCATCGAGGCTTCTTACATTGGTCTAGTTCACCCTGATCACGAGTCCGATATTCGTGGCATGACTGGATTTATCAATACCAAGGATTACGGTACTGTTACTCCTTTCGAGAGTGAAATCGGTAACGTGGAGCAGGTTCGCTATTTGAACTCAACCGTGTTTGCACCATTCCCTGATGCTGGTGGAGCCAAAGGTGTGATGCGCTCAACCTCTGGTACACTTGCTGATGTATACCCGATCATCTATCTGGCCCGTGATGCCTTTGGTATCGTGCCTTTGAAGGGTAAGGAGTCCATCAAGCCAATGGTTGTTAATCCTAAGCCAGCGCCTGGCGATCCTTTAGCTCAGCGCGGTACTGTTGGTTGGAAAGCCTGGAACGCCACTGTCATCCTTATGGATGCTTGGATGGCTCGTCTTGAGGCTGCAGCAACTGCTTAATCACTAAACTGTGAGAAGCTCCTTTGGGAGCTTCTCAGTTTTAATCAAATTTTAGGAGTATTTAAATGCCTATTGCTACTCAAGCAACAACCAACTCAGATGGTGTAATTCACCGTGTTCAGGAACTAATCACCACAAGCGCCGCTACAGCCACTGCCATTACACTTACTTATGGCTTTGTGCCAAAGCGAGTTTTGATCCACAATGTCACTGATCGTATCTCAGATGAGTGGTTTGAGGGAATGGCAGCCGCATCATCGCTTCATGATGTTGCTGTTGGCACTCGCACTTTAGAGACTACAAATGGAGTTACTGTCAACACTACTTTGCGAACCGTGACACTCACTGCTGTAACCATGGCAGCCAGTAAAACGTTCGCTGTTCTTGTAGAAGGCTAAGGCTGATATGAGCGAAAGACTACTCACGATAAAGACTGCAGAAAACGGGTTCGTGGTTGAGGTGATGGATAAGAAGATCCAAGCTCAGAACGAAAAATCGAAATCGTCATATGAAGACCCTGAGCGTGAGTTTGTCTTGTCAACACCAGAAGAAGTAACCGACTTTGTAAAGAAGGTCATGGCTGGTGTTGAATTGCCAAAGTCCGACGCAGAAGCGTTTGATGAGGCTTTTAAAGAAGCATCCAACCCCAAAGGAGCCAAGAAATTATGAGTGCAGACGACGCAGCATTTTTTGAAGATGATGATGATGGCGATGATTTAGGAACTCTAAACACACCGCCACAAACAAAACCAGCGGCCAAGCGCAACAAGGCGCAGAGGTCAGCTCCAGTAGTCAAGCCAGAGATGGTCAAGATACAGCTTGAGGAAGTAGACAACATGTCGCCAACAGGTCAATTCTTTGGTCTCAATGGAGTGGGATATAACTTACGTCCAGGTGAGCCAGCGATTGTACCAGTAGGCATCTTAAGTATTTTGAACGATGCGGTTATGTCAATTCCTGTCGTAGATGGGAATCAGACAGTTACAGGATATCGTGATCGTCTGCGTTTCCCATATAGGATCTTAGGCTAAATGAATCTCGGTGAACAGCTTGATGAATTACGACGTAACCTATTAAGAGACATAAGTGACTTGGCTCCTGGCGGTGTCGATGATCGACTGTTCACTGACGCTTCACTGCTGTCATACATAAAGGACGCTGAACACAAGTTTGCAAGACGTACCTTTTGCATCATGGACGGCAACAACCCTAAAGCAACACAGATTAAACTGGTGACAGGACAGACTCTGTACCAGATGCACAAGTCCGTGTTCGCGCTGATGTCGGCTCGATACACCGGCAAAACAACAGATTTAGTACGTGCAGGGCGATCCATAGTTGGGTTGCATGTTCCTGCGGAATTTCTCACGTTCGACCCATCATCCAATGTAACACTGCCAAACGGCGAGCCTCAAGTGGTATACACCGATGAGTCAATGATGTTTGGAAATAACAATGGCATGACGCTATCTGTATTTCCAGCACCATCAGCAACTGAGAATAACACGATTATAAACATACGAGTGTTTAGGAAGCCCATGTGTAGCTACACTATGGATGACCTCGACAGAGAGTCAGAACTCCCAGAAGACTATCACCTTGATGTTCTTACATGGGCAGCGGTGAGAGCGTTTAATAACTTTGACGCTGACAAAGGTTCAGCAGCCAAAATCAAGCAGATGAATGATTTGTGGAATCTGGCAATTAAAGAAGGTATCAAAGACTCCAAGCGCCGCATGTTCAGTCCTGTGAAGATGCAGTACGGAACTACCGGAACTGTCTGGGCTAGATAATGTCAGAGCTTACCATAAAGGGCTTTGCTGGTATAAAAAACACGGTTCCGGTAGAGCGTATCCGAGCAGGGTGGGCGCGTCCAGATGTTCCTGATGTAGACCACGGCCCAGCTGATTTGGCTGAAGCGGTTAATGTTGATATAGATGATGGCAATGGGCTGTCTTTGAGATTTGGTACAGAGTTGCAGATTGCAGGCGCGGCCACGTCTTTGTGGTCAAGCGATGACATCGCACTTATGGTTCAATCAGGATCGCTAAAAAGAATTTTTGCTGACATGACAACCACTACCTTGACGACAGGTATTGGAGCTGATGTCAGCTATGTGAGGGTTGACAGGCGGGTGTACCTCAGTGATGGGGTTAGTGTAGGGGTGATAGATGGTGGTCAGTACAGGACGTGGGGGCTTGCGCTGCCACCATCATTGCTTAACCTTACGAGAGTACAAGGAAACCTGCCAGCAGGACGGTATCTGGTCAACATAACATATTTAAGAGATGATGGGCAAGAGTCTGGTACAGGACTATCTACAGCAATTGATGTGGTTGACAATTCAGGCATACAAGTTGTTTGGGATGCTCCGACAGATACCAGCATTTCTGAGGTGGCTATGTATGTCACCACCCAAAACGGAAACACACTTTACAGAGCTGTAACCTCTCCGGTTGGCGACGGTACGGCTACGTTCACTGGTGGAGTGCTCGCGGTTCCATTGAGCACTCAATGGCTAGAACAACCACCTGCAGGGCAGCTCTTGGCTGAGTACAAAGGCATAATCTACGTGGCTGATGGTGAGTACATACACGCATCAACTGCGCTTGGCTACGAATTGTTTGACGCTCGTGACTTCCAGCCGATTGACGGGACAAAAATAACCGTACTTGAGAGGAACGATTCTGGATTAATTGTCGGAACTGAGAAAAGTCTGGTGTTCTTGAAAGGCAACTCGTTTGCAGATTTTGAGTACAGCACAACACTGTCTGCAGGGGCATTGGCTGGATCTAGTATTGTGAGAGATGGGTTCTCTGTGTTCGGGCTTTCTGAACTAGCTGGAGCCGAAGTGGTTCTTGTTACTACGGAAGAGGGTGTTGTGGCAGTACTAGCTGATGGTGGCTACAGAAATCTAACACGAGACCGCTATGAGTTTGATATTGGTACGAAAAGTGCTGCAGTTTTTCGAGATGAGAGTACAATCCATCAATACATTTTATTTCAACAATAACCGTAGGAGTTAGACATGACTGCACGATTTAGCACTGGGTTACGTAACTACGTAGCCGACAAAGGTAGTTACAGAGACGCACTTGCTGGTGGTATGCTTGAGATTTACACAGGCTCGCAACCTACAACCGCAGATGCAGCTCCGACTGGAACGCTTTTGACAACAATCACTGACGCAAGCGGCGCTCACACAAACGAGATATTGGCCCAAGGCACTGTAACGCTGACAGGTGGTGGATCTGGCTCCTTAAACACAATCACGGTTGACGGCATTGACATTCTTGGCGGCGCTGTAGCTTTCGACACGTCTCTGGCTGTAACAGCCGCAGCTGCCGCAGTGGCGATCAATGCCAATCAATCTGAGCCGAGATACACCGCTGCCGTACTCTCTGGTGCCATAATCACCATTACCGCAGCTCGTGGTACAGGTACTGAGGCAAACGGTCTAGTTGTGGCTTCAACAGGCACAACCATCACAACTACTAATGTGAACATGGGAACAACGACAGCAGGTGTTGATTCTGTTAACGGTTTGCGTTTCGGTGTTGCATCTGGGGGCATTCTTAACAAATTGTCATCTCAAACATGGTCAGGTGTTACTGGAGTTACTGGTACTGCTGGGTGGTTCAGATTCACGGGATCAGTGGCTGATTCAGGGCTTCTTGATTCAGCTGGAACTGAGATCAGGCTTGATGGTGCTGTGTCAACATCAGGTCAGCAACTCAACATGAGCAGCACGTCCTTTGTGGCTACAGCTACAGAAACTATTTCAGCGATGCCTATAACCTTACCAGCAGCTTAATTTGAGGTAACTCATGGGTACAGGAGTTGGTAGTGTAACAGTACCCGTTATCACGTTAAGTGCTGCGGGTACAACGACATCAGGGGTAGGTATTGTAACTGCCCCTAGTGTTGGTGTGTCAGGCACAGGCAAAGTGTGGAGACGCGGTGCTGTCAGTGTCGCAGCCCCAACACTGTCAGGATCAGGTGCGCGAGGTCGGGTAGGTGTAGGTGACATCTCAGCGCCGAGACCTGTTGTTTTAGCCGCTGGAGGAAACAGAGTAACTGTACCAGCTCCTACGCTTGTAGGTACTGGCGTCTCCGGTACTGTGAGCATAGGGGATGTTCAAGCACCAAGTGCTGAAGTGTACGGTAGCGCGATCTCAGGAAACTCAGGTACTGGTGACGTTCGCATCAGCGTTCCAAATATAGTAGGATCTTTTGGGTCATACTCAGACATAACAACACCTGTCCCAACAGTGGCCGGGGTGGGTATGTCTGGCAAAACTGGTGTTGGTTCTGTATATGTGCCAGGGCCAGAGATTTCAGTAACCCTTACATCAAGGGCTTCAGGTCTTAGTGTAGGTGATGTGGCTGTACGACCACCCGCCGTATACGGGTCAGGCAGCCAGACAAAGCTCATCGCAGGCAATGTTAGTGTTGGTGCGCCGGCAGTTCAGGGTGCTGGTGTAAGTGGAAATGTAGGCTCAGCTAACATACAAGTCCCTCTGGTTGTTGTAGATGCTGCAGGTAATGTATCTACAGTAGGCACTGCGAGAGTGACAATACCAGCACCTCAAGTTGAGGGTAATGGTGTAACAGGAGTTCTAGCTCCGGTAGTTACTGGTATCTCAGTCAACACCAGAACTGCTGCTAGTTCAGAAAACACAGGTCTGACGATCAATAGCATGACTGAGTATGCTGGGGTTATATTGGCAGCTACATCGACTGGTGTTGTCGCACTGACTTCTGGTGTAACCGATGACGGGACGTTAATTCAAGCGTCGGTGTCAGGTGGTGTGTCTGACTTCAACAGCACAGGTTTGAAGAAGGTTATAGCTGGGTATGTGTCATGTAGATCGTCAGGTGAACTTAGATTGTCACTCATAACAGACGAGAAGACAGAGAGAGTGTATCGACTTCTACCTAGGCAGACAGGCATACACGCAACGAAAGTTAGATTTGGTCTTGGTGTTTCTGGCAGGCATTGGCAGTGGAAATTGTCTAACATGGGCAACTCATTCGATGTGAATGAAATGACAATTGAAGTTGAGACTTTAGAGCGACGGATTTTCTAATGGCCGTCAGAGATCAGCCAACAGTTATTAACGAGGCGATATCCACAGGAGTCGTTCGTATCGAGTTGTTCGGTGATAAAGTTGTAGCCAGAACACACATACACGAAGCACGGAAACTCACCGCACAACTACGCGCTATGTACGGTGTAACTGAGCGCATAGCCAACGGAGAGTCTGGTGGGTTTTACCAGCACACAGTCGAACTCCAAGACGGCACTACTATGATCGCCACAACCAATAACGGTCAAGATAGTGTATCCATAATCAGTGTTGAGAATGCCGAAGATGTGATATCTGAAGTCGAAATAAATCTCGTTGATTACGTTCCGCGTGTCTGGGTTGGTGCGAGAAAGATAAGTGGAGGTGAGGCTGTCAATACTGGAAAAAGTAACTCTAAAATTCACCTGTGTGTATGGGAGCCTGCCGATGAGTCAAGAACAGATTCAGGCGATAGTGTTTTGATAGTCTCGAACAGAGACACATTATTTGACACTGTTGACGAGAACGGCGATTTAGTAGACTCAATTGATTTTAGAGATAGTGTGCGCGATGATCGCTCCAAGTTTCCCTTAGGATGGGTAGAGGATTTTCCAGAGGGTTTGTCCAGATTAGATATTCTTACAGATTTTACTGATGACGATGGCGTATTCTGGGATGTTGTTATAAAAACCACAGATGGTGTGATTCCTAGATCAGGTCGATATGACGTCAGATTGATGATTAAAGGAGAGGATTGCTTAGAAACAACACCTGTTGTGGTGGGTGTTAAGGCTATAGTTTTCGATGAGTTCGGTACTCGTACAGTTAAAGTTTCCACTAAACAAACAATTGACGAGATGACGGACTACAACAAAGTAATTTTCCCAAAGGGGTGGTTCGCTGGCGGAGAGGATTTTACACAGTCACCTGATGCGTGTGAAGCGTGTGGCGCGGCAGTACCGGACAACGGCACCAACCCGTACTCCAGCCAGTGGTGGCAGGACGGTATAGTTATGCTTGTATCACCTCCAACAAGCGGACCGACTCCAGATTATGATTTTGTTGGATCTACCGCAGCGCTGACCGCAGGATCTGAAAATGGCCCCGCTGTTGGTTTTGATTACGATGGGTCTTTTCCAGGTAGGATCGACAGGGGGTGCTCTGATTGTGTTGTCGTCAATACAATCTACGGGTTCAGGGTAGAGGGTATTACGCCGACTCATATTGTCAGTGAGCGACCATTAGATGCAGGCAGCATATCACCTAAGTGCCCTCCTGAAGTGGCTCCAGAGACTTATTTGGGTCTTGAACTCAGGGTTAACAGAGCTATGTTATTCCCTAGCACCTTAATAGCTGCCGGACTTCCATCGTCTGTTGTTGCTAGAGGACGAGTCAGTCAGATGGAGGTAGCGCTTTCCGCAGTTACTACCCTTGAAGCATGGGAGGCAGGCGCTGCTAATAAAAAAACAGTGTCTGAGTTTAAAGCTGTTGGCTGGCCTTCAGGGACGTGCACAGTGGTTTTTCCCGCATGGTTTGTAGATTTTAACAATCCTACGGAGTGGGGGCGTGCGTGGCAGACCGCATCTGTACCGTTTGTTCTGCCAAAACCAGCAGAATTTATGCCTGGAGGTTTTGTATATGACACATCTACAGGTTTTGATGAGTCTCTGTATGTATTTTACAGCTACAAAGTTTCTAGTAGTGGAGTGGTTGCAAATTCGTTTACACAACTGAAGGTCACACAAGAAGAGTTCAATGAGTTGGCTGCGCAAGACTCGACAGCATGCTCAGAGAAATTTTTAGTTTTAGGGTGATGGTGTATTGTGGTAGGATGTGGTAGGATGTGGTTGTTGAGATGCCTTACACCGGCATATCGAATGCAGTAGGCGACGAAAAAGGCTCTGAAATTTATGTCTAAATGTTCTGGATCTGTTGGAAACTTTGTATCCTCTGGGTTTGATACTGGACCTGCGTCAAGAGATACTCAGGCACTTGTAACAGATCTGATTGGCGAGACTGGTACATTAGCAATAGAAGCTCAGGATAGAGCGTTAAGGTCAATTGAAAGGCTAGGTGACTTCGCTTTAGACATAGAGTTGGTACACACACCGTCAATACCTGTGCCTACGCTACATATATCACCGATAGGTACTGCTCCAGCAGAGCCACCTAATCTGACAACTAACTTCGCCACAGCTCCATTGGAGCCAACACTAAGTCCGGTGTCAACAATTACAATTGAAGATCCTCCAGAGTTTCTGGATTCAGCTCCGTTGTTGTTGGATATACCTATACCAGATCCTTTGAGTGCTGTGCTGCCGGTTGCACCAAGCCTGACGGATGTGGACATACCTGTGTCTCCAGATTACGTACTCCCTGATGTTCCAGTGCTGGCTGCGTTTAACCTGCCAGATGCGCCAGTGATAGACTTGCCAGTGTTCGATGCTGAAGTGGGCACATTGCCAATAGCACCAGATACTGAATTTGCTTGGGCTGAGGTTGAGTACAGTACGAATCTGCTGGCTGAGATGAACACTAAACTGTTGGCATTTGTTCAAGGTGACTCAACAGGGTTAGATCCTCTCGTAGAGGCAGCGATTTACAATAGAGCAAGAGATCGCCAAGCAGAGATAACCCAGGGATCTATTGATGAGGCCAATAGAAATATTGCGTCGAAAGGATTTAGAGTTCCTAATGGTGTTCTGGTTCGCATCGTGCAGCAAGCACTGCAGGAGCGTCTTCAGAAAGATTCGGACATCTCCAGAGATATAATGATCAAGCAGGCTGAGTTGGAGCAGTCCAATTTTCAATTCGCATTCACTACTGCAGTTCAGTTGGAATCAAGATTACTTGACCATTTCAATGCTGTGCAGGGGCGTGCGTTTGAAGCTGAGAAGTTTACATTCCAAGCACTTATAGATATCTTCAACGCCAAAGTATCTCTGTTTGAAGCTGATGTGAAAGCGTTTGGGGTAAAGGTTGAGATATTCAAATCAAGACTCCAAGCAGAGCTGGCTAGACTTGACATCTACAAAGCTGAGTTGGAAGGTCAGAAACTCATATCTGAGCTTAACGAGAGTCAGGTGAAGGTCTACACAGCCCAGATAGGTGCTGTTAGTGTTATCGTGGACATATTCAAATCTCAAGTGGAAGCCGCCAAGGTGGAGATCGACGGCCAGAAATCCAAGGTCGATGTGTATCGAGCGCAGCTACAAGGATATGAGTCCCAAGTATCTGCCAAGACATCAGAGTTCCAAGGGTACGCCACTCGCATACAAGCTGAGGCCACTAAGGTGGATATGTATGGCACACAAGCTCAAGCGTTCAAAAGTAGGATTGACGCATACAGCGCCCTGGTAACTGCCAAGCTTGGTGAGCAAGAGATTACATTTAAACAACTGCAAGAATTTCCTATTGAGATTTTCAAACAGAGAATCGCGGCGCACCAGTCAAATGTCCAAGCTGAAGCAGCAAGGGTAGAGGCTGTTGCAAATGTGTTCAAGACAAGAGTTGATGCGTTCGTAGCTGAAGAAGGTGCCAAGTCCACAAACATAGGTGCTCAGGTTGCTGTTCTGGAAGCCACCACTAACGTAGCTGTGGAGCAGTCCAAACTAGCTATTCAAGCATCTCAGACCAACACTCAGTTGGCGCTGTCTGCTAGTGAGACGGCGCAGGCATCACTGAGGGCGGCTGGCCAGCTGGCGGGTCAATTAGCTGCGGCGGCCTTAGCCGCCAGAAACGTAAGCGCTTCATTAAGCAGTTCTGACAGCTTCGGAGATTCTAGGTCGACGTCATCATCAGAAAGCACTTCAAAAAGTAGCAGTTGTAGTGACTCATTTTCTGATGTGGTTGTTACAACAGTAGACGGCGGAGGAACATAATGTCTTCAGTAATTCAATCCGTAAAGAATACACAGCTGGGCCTTAAGTCAGGTATCACATCAGGTGTCCAAGCCAGTGTAAAGAACACCCAAAAGAAGCTAAAGCAGGATCTTGGTCTAACAGCAAGATTACCTAGATTGGCAGATCCGCTAGGGGCGATACGAGGAGCTGGTGGTACTGTGAGTGCCTTGGACTTCGCTGATGGTACGGACTCGGAAGGGTTGCTGTAGACTTACAAAATAATTGGAGATTGACATGGCTACACCGAAGGAAGAGATAGATAGAATACTCAATGCTCAGGGTGGTGCCAAGGTGCCGAATCTCCTGGCTAGAAACACGATTGATGTAAATAACGGAGGGGCTATTCCAGGTAGAGGCATTGGCGCTGATATAGTTAAGGGCGTGAATCTGGTTGGTAAGATACCCGGAACATTGGCACAACTTACACCGCAGGAGCTTGGTAGAGGTGCTGGAAAAGTCGCCGCTGATATAACTGATGTGGTGACTGGTGGCCCTGGTCAACGCCTATTAGGTTCCGCTCTTCAGGCAGCAAGACCTGGACTTGTCGCGTTCAATGAGGGCTTTACAGGTCGGACAGCAGGCCAACCAGCGGCAGGCCCCGATACAGTCCAGCCAACACGACTTGGAGCTGTTGAAACACCGCAAGCCACACAAGTGCAGGAACAGGTACGGGCCGCAGTAGCGCAGCCACAGCCAGCGTTCGCTAGACAGCCAGCAGCACGTGACAGCGCTCAAGGATTCCTCGACACGGTTGCCGGAAACAGACAATCACTCATCAACGCTGGCGGCATTGATGTGATTAGAGGGATGCAGACATCCATCGACACCCCGCTGCAGTCTAAGTTTGGGTTTACAAGCACGCCGACATCACAACTATCCCCTGGTGGGTTCCTTGGCGCTCGCAGGATTTCCGAGGCTGGAGGCTCTCCAGCCGTTGCTGCTGCCGCATTACAGGCTGGTGCAACGGAACGATCCGCAGGTATCCGCGCAGGTGCCGCGATAGAAGCGGCAAGATTGAGGGCAGAGGCTCTGGGTCTAGGTGCTGTCGGCAAACCACCGACGACAGATGCCGGTATAGTGGAGCAAATAAACTTCAGACTGGCTTCAGGCACTGATGCGAATGGAAACCCTCTTACGCCAGAAGATAGAGCTGTGCTTTTGAGCAATAAGAAGCAGATCCAACAGACCAACCCTTCACTAGCGTTCCAATAAGAAGACACCAATATGTCAACACCATCATCTGAACTTGACAGACTCTTGGGCAGGGCACCAGCAAAGAAGACGACCTCAACCGACCCTTTGTTAACACCATTGCCAGGATTGCCACCGCCAGCTACAGGTAACGGGTCTATTCTTAATGTTGTTAAGGATCTACCTAAATTTGCATTGTCTGGTGCCCAGAGTTTAGTGGCTGACACAGGGGCCATTGCCGAGGGCGCAGGTGCGTTCTTGCGTGACCCAACACTTGAGGCAAAGGGCAAGGCTTTCCGGGAATCTCAGACAGCCAAAATCGCTGAGCGTACTGAGACACTCTCACCAGAGAGTCAGCGTGTAGCAGGGGCAGGTATCACAGATATCGGATTGTTTGGCGGTAACGTACCCACCGGACAGTTCTTGTTGGGAAAGACAGCTGAACTGTTGCCAGGAACGTTGGCAGGTGGCGCTATAGGTAAAGGCTTACAAATAGCCACTAAAGGAGCTATTGGCATTGGCGCTGGATCAGCTGTTGGCGAGTCGTTGGTATCTGCCCCAAGTGGTGCAGCGCAACAGGCTCGCAACATTGACTCCACAAGTACAGAACAGTTATTGAAGGACTCTTCACAATTTAAAGCAGCATTTGATAAAAACGCGCATCTTTCTCCTGAAGAGCAGGACGCTGCCGCTCGATCAGAGTTAAAAGGCTTGGCCATCCCAACAGGTGCCTTGGCTTCAGCTCTGTCAGTGGCAGCAGGTTCTGCACTGGCCAACAGGGTATCCAAAGGAGCGGCTGGTGGTGTGTTCAGTGAAGCAGCAGATACTGCACAAGGAGTCATTTCTGGTACGCTCGGTGGTGCTAGACGTGAGGCTATACAAGAGGTTGCTCAATCAACACTTGAATCAATCGCTGCAGATACCGTCACCGCCAAATTTGTAGATCCGGTAGCAGCGCAGTTGGACGGCATGATTAAGCGTGCAGGATTGGCAGCTCTTGAAGGTGCTGTGCTTGGTGGAACAGTCGGTGGCGTCATCGGTGGCGTCCAAGGTAAGCTGAATAAGGATGCTGCGAATAAGGTTGAAAAAGCCAGAGAGATTGTAAAGGCTCAGGAGGCAGAAGCCAAGAAAGCCGTTGTTGGAGGAACAGCTGAAGCTGGCGCTGCTGCTGAGCCTGCGGCTACGCCACAAGCAACCAAAACAGCCGGACGTATTGTAAAGCAAGTGCTGGATATTCCAAATGAAAAGTCCAAAGTTGATGTGAATGGCCTGCGTGCCACTGCAGCGACATTAGCAGAGACTTCGCCTAAAGTGTTTGAAGAGATAGCAAACACTCTTGGGTTCAGTAAGAATATATCAATCGCGGATAAGTTGGAGCAGTTTAACATCGCAGTGGATAAGCAATCTGGGCAATCCCCGGACACACGCAACCTATCTGTGGAGCAACGTCAGGCCAGAGAAGCCGCAGCAGCAGAGGCCAATGCAGAACCCCAAGGGTTGCCTGAAGGTGTAGAGGCCAACACCGTACGGGCTGCGCGTGAGGTTAAAGAAGCTGGGCCACGTCTTCCAAAGTCAACACGTGTTGAGCTTGAAAAGATAGCTGCTGATCCTGATCCTATTGCGCGTGCAATAGCGTACAGCGAGGTGGTCAATCGCATAGGTGAAAGTGGTAAGAATCAGAAGGGTTTGGATGCTGCAGGAATTTTACTGGAAAAAGCACAAGCAGAAGTTCAATCGAATGAAGGTGTTGCACCAGCTGATTTAGCACCTGTAGATATTGCCGAAAAATTGGCGCCAAAAACTGACCCTGAAGCGGTAGGGTTTGACGATGTTAATTTCCAGACACCTACAGCTGTAAATGGTGAGATCCCATCAATCAACGACATCCCTGCCATACCGGAGACAGAGAACCTAACAGCTGCCAGTGTCGTGTTGCCGGAGGGCGCTCAATCACCTAACGTGGCAGAGATTGATAGTGCCAGAGCCACAGTGCAGACCGAAGGCGCTGCTGAGTCACAGGCTGTCGTTGCTGAGCAGGCAGCGGTTATAGAGCAAGCACAGGCTGTTGAGACGGCTGCAGCTGTTGAGCAGGTAGTTGGTGTAGAGCAAGCACAGGCTACTGAGCAAGTTGCGGAACAAGCTCAAATACTTCCAGAGGCTACCAAAGAGATTGCAGCGAACGCTGCAGTCGAGCAGGATGCTCTGACACCGAAATCACTGAAGAGGAAATCAACCAAACAACTAAAGGCTATTGCCGCATCTGTAGGTAGTCAAGTAGAGAGCGACAAAAGGTCAGAACTTATCGCCGACATTGTTAGTAGGGCTGAGGTTGGTGCGCCAATACAAGAAGCACCAGCACCAATACAAGAAGCACCAGCGCCATCGTCAGCACAAGATCCTGTAGTGCAGGTTCCTGGCATAGGTGTTGTAAACACATCCACGCGAAGCTTATCTGGGCTTACAGCCAGATCACTTGGTAGAGTAGCCAAAGCACTTGGAGTACCTCGTAACAAGGCCAAGAAGACTGAGTTTGTGAAAGCTATTCGTCAAGTGTTGATAGACAGCGTGGCTCCAGCTCCTGTACAACAGGCCGCACAACAGGCCGCACAACAGGCCGCACAACCATCGACACCACCAGTAGTGTCAGACGCAGTACTTGCCACGATAACCAAAACACCAACACCTGTTGTGGATAACCTAGACAGCACACAGATTCGCCCTGAGACTGAGCAGGAGAAACAGCATAGGGTTGAACCTGTGCAAGTTATAACCACACCATTTACTGGCGAGGCTATCACTGAGGCACGTATTAAATTCGGTGGCCCTGTGACGAGTGCTGCAGAGCGTGCCAGGAACAGACTAGGCGAGACCCACTTCGGCGATGACATTGAAGATATGGCAGCGGTTAACGCACTGAATGTTGACATCGAAGGCATGACTCTACCTCAAGCCAAGGAAGCTCTTCTGGCTGAGTTAGCAAGAGTTACTGCGTCAGGAAAGAGCATCGCACCTAACAACAGCATACTTTTCGCTGAGAAGAAAGAGCTTACAACTGATGCTGTGGCAAAAATTGCAGATGAGTTGATAAACAGCGCCGCCCCTGATCAATACGTAGCGTTGAATAATCTGTATCTGAAGTACCCGGATGTGGTTCAAACCCAGCTAGAGCGTGAAGCAAGACAAGCTAACCCGGATCTGGAAAACGCACTGGTGGAGATAAGCCTGGAACTTGACAAGGCCAACAACATACCACTTGAGTTTGCAGAGGAAGTGCTTGAGGATTACAACTCACTTACAGACCAGCAGGCAGAGGACATCTTAATTGAGTCACTGCCAGACACCACCTCCAGAGGTATTCGGGCCAGCTTCTCAGACACTACAAATGGTGCTGGCATGACGGTATCCCAGGTTAAAGCAGCGTTGTCCAAGCTGACCGGCCAAGGGTTTGTGCGTATTAATGTTGTCCAATCACAATCTCAACTACCGCCAAACGCCAAGAAGTTTGTTCAAGAGCAAGGTATTGAGACATCAGTTCGCGGATTGTTTGTACCTGGAGCTACAGCATCTCAAGACAAGATATTCATCATTGCAGAAAACATAAAATCTGCTGATGGCGTTGTGTTCGTAGCACTACATGAAGCAGTTCATCGAGGTCTGGTTAAGACATTTGGGCCAAAATTAAGAAAAGTCCTGAACACCATTCACGACGGCAATGCGACAGTTCGTGCGCAGGTAGATGCGCGTGTTGCAGCTAATCCAAACACACCTCGATTAACACATACCGAAGAAGTGCTGGCTGATATGGCCAGAGAAGGCAGCGCCAAAAATCTTAATCAGTGGGACAAGATAGTATCTTTCATTGCCAAGTTCCTGTCCAATTTAGGGTTCACTATACCGATATCAGATGCGATTGTTGAACAGGTGGTTGCTGGGGCTAAGCGGTCTGGTCTTGAAGCTGACAACACAAGCATTCCTCAAGACACCGAGGCTTTCATGCGCCAGACACAAGATATACGTGCCAGCGTCAGACCTGATGATGGGCCGGTGCATACCATGGATAAGGTTGATGGCGTCTTGAATGATATGATCAAGTACGCTGAGTCATCAGCACCGTCGATAAAAGGCTGGCTGCACAGAAAGAATTTGTACTTCTCCACAGGTGCCCACATAGCTGAATTCTATGGTCGTATCCTTGGTAAGTTGATGGGGCCACAGGTTAAGGCAGCGATTGACGTGATCGAAGCTGCTAACGGCAGAGCTAGTGCGTTGGTGAACAAGCTGAACAAAGACACCTCCATCATTGAGAAAGAGATGTCGGCGTTGTCTGAGAAGAATCAATCAACCTTGTACGAGTTGATGGGCGAGTCTACCCGCATGGGTATTTTCCCTAACAAGCCTTTTCATGAGCAGGAGTGGCTCACACTTAACCAGGATCGTGCCGATATCGCACGAGCACGAGAACAACATGCCAAACTCGCTGCGATTTACAACAACAACCCTGAAGTTGCTAAGGTGTATGATCGAGCGTTGGCACACAATAATCGTGATTTCGCTACAGCCTACGCATCTATTCTTAAGACACTGGCATTCTCATTCGACGCGCCAGCTAACATCGTCGCAGGGTTAGATCCTAATTTGGAGTTGAGTGTTGATCCAAACATCAGATCTAAGTTTGCTGAAGGTGTCCAGTTGGCAGAGCTGTGGATGAGAACCCAAGCTGACTTCCAAGGTGCTGAAGCTCTGGTATCCATGCAGGAGTTCAGAACCAACCGAGGCCAAGGCCCGTATTTCCACCTAGGTAGATTCGGTAGCCACTTCATCCGGTTTAAAGTAGCGAACAATCCTGAAGCTCAGGCAGCAGTGAGTGCTGCACTGGCTGAGACCAAGCAGGATGAGGCTGCGTACGTGTCTGAAAACGCTGATAGTGTGTTCATGCGATTTGAGCACGAGCAACAACACCTTCAGAATACAGAGCTTCTACAAAAACTTCAAAAGGATGGCCATCTTGAATCTATGACATCTGGAAAGCTTGAAGAGAACATGCAGAAGCTGGACACAGGCTCACTCACTTTTGTGCAGAACTTGCTTGGCAGAATTGATACCGACATCACGCTGTCTGAAGATCCTGAAGCCTTGAAGATGACCAAGGAGACACTCCGCAGAACGATTGTAGAGATGATGCCTGAAGTAACCGGCAGCAAACCTTGCCAGACGTAAAAACCGCTTGGGTTATGATTTGGATATGCGCCGAAGCTTTGTTAAGCGATCTGCTGCCAATGCATTCATGGTTTCACATAACACGACTCGGCCTGAGATCATGGGTGGGTTCAACTCGTTTAGAGCCGAGATTAAGAAGATTGAAGGTATAAACACACCGGAATCGGTAAAGACTCACCGATTGGCTACAGATGTGCTTAACCACTTGAAAAAGCGGTTGGAGAACAACATGACACCAGTACACGCTCCTACGACGGACGCACTTGCTGCTCTTGGGTACACGATGTTCTTGGCAAGTAACCCTCCACACATCCTTGCGAATATGACACAACCTATCCAGACTACACTGCCATTCCTTGGAGGGATGTTCGGGTTTACTAAAGCTGCTGGAGCCATGTTCAAGGCGTTGGGTGATGCGGTTAAAATTTTGAAAGATACCGTTCGAGGTGGTTACGGCGCTGCTGGTTGGACAGGTATCTTGGATGCTCACATCTCGGTTGATAGCGCGGATTTGAATGCTGGAGAGAAGGCTGCAATGAATGCGTTCATTGATTCAGGTAGGCTTGAGTTTACTCAGGCTCATGGCATTGGTCGTATAGCACAAGGACAGAATGAGAGGCTTAATACTTGGTCAAAAGCCATGGGTGCTGCATCCCATTTCTCAGAAGCGATTAACCGTATTGTCACCGGCTTGGCAGCATACAACCTGTCAATGGCGCGGGAGTTGGCCAACGGCAAGAGTCCTGAAGCAGCGCAGGCGGCAGCTACACAATTTGGATTAACAGCCATAGGCAAGACACAGTTTTTATATGATACAGAGAATAAGGCTTACGCCTTCTCCAAGGATGGTGTGCTTGGTTCAGTGACACCACTTGCCACAGGCTTCCAGCAGTTCAATATGCAGATGCTTCAGTTGATATCTGATCTAACACTGCAAGCGTTCGACGGATCACCACAAGAGAAAGGTGAGGCCAAGAGAGCTATGGCTGGGATGCTGGCTACAACTACTATGCTTGCTGGACTGATTGGGCTACCGTTCATGGCAGTGATTGGCGCTGTTTATGATAGACTTGGTGACGATGATGACCCTAATGATCTGCGAGCTGACATGACTGCTTGGCTGTCAAATATTTTCGGTGCTGATGCTACCAACATAATGATGCACGGTGCGGTTGATAAGGCTCTTGGTGGAACACTCAGCACCAGAGTAGCGTTGTCCGATATCATCCCTTTCTCAAGGTTCCTAGCTGATCGTAGAGAGTTGAAGGACAAGCTGGACTCTGGCGCTCTAGGTCTTCTAGGGCCATCAGTCGGTGCTGGTGTAAACATTGCGCTTGGTGCAGCCAAGATCGTTGATGGTGATGTGTTCAAAGGTATGGTGATGATGTTACCTGCAGGACTTCAAGGCCCGTTGAAAGGCTTTGATCTAGCACAGAATGGATTTACAACTGGTCGTGGTGATCAACTGCCTATATCAGCAAGCTCCTGGGACACTATGATTCAGACATTGAATTTCAGCCCTACAGTGAAATCAGAGCTACAGCGCAATGTGAGTTCTGAGTTTGTGAGGGATAGCTTGTTGAACAAGAGAAAATCCCGACTAACACGTGACTTTATTGAAGCACTTGAAACTGGCAACGTTAATGATCAGCAGCGGGTAGGTAAGGAGATCGTAGCTTTCTTTGTACAAAACCCTGAACGTGGGGTGTTTGATATAGCAGCAGCTGTTAAAGGTAGGGATACTAAGCTGGCTGTAGCACGGGCTACTGAGACTGGTATTCAAACATCAGCCACACGAGCCGCTAGTGTAATAAACCGTCTACAAGGCAGCATAACCACTAATTTAAAAGAGAGTATAGCAAATGGGCTGTAATATAAAAGAAACTTTCTGTGTTAACAGAGGTGCTACATTCATCAAGCGATTTATGTGGGACAACGGAGTGCTGGTATCAACACCAATTACAGCCATAACCCAATCGGCTCCTGCGGTTGTTACAGCAGCATCACATGGTCTGGTCAACGGGTGGCGAGCGGCTGTCGTGTCTGCAGGAGGCATGGTTGCGTTAAACAGTCAGAACTTCCCACCACATACAGCTGACCTTAAGGTGATCACTGTTGTTGATGCCAATAATGTGCAGTTTGATAATGTGAACTCCACTGACTATGCGGCATATACATCAAGTGGGTTCCTTGTGTCTCGACAGGCTGTCAGCCTCGCCGGTGCCAGTGCCACCATGAATATACGCTCAGCGCCTCAATCAGGTACTATTCTAAAGACACTGACTTCTTCCCCTGCTGCTGGCATCACGCTTGATGACAGTGCAAAGACAATAACAGTGACGTTCGATACCTTAGCAGAGACCTGGGACTTCGGGTACTTTGATTTGGAGGTTACACAAGCGTCAGGTGTAATTGTGGAGATATCCAACGGGACTATCCAAATCGAGTAAGGAGTATAACAATGCCAAACGACTATAAACTACCAGGTCATACAGCGATAAACATAGCTACTGAGGATGTAGGTAGTAGACACTTCACGCTTGTTAAACCAGCTGATGGACTTGAGATTTCCAGAGGTAGTGTAGCTAATCTATCATCTGTCAACAGGTTTGGGGCAATACAAGCTGTAGGAACTACATATGAGGATGTGTGGTCGCAGGGAGGTACATGGGTTCCACTTGCAGCAGCAACCACTCTGGCGGTATCATCATCCAACGCTGCTGACACTGCTGCAGGCACAGGTGCGAGGACTTTACGAATACAAGGACTCGATGCTAATTATCTTGCAATTTCTGAAGATATTACCCTTGCAGGGTTGACACCAGTAATAACCACTGAACTGTTCTTGTTCGTCAACAGAGCATTTGTTTTGACTGGCGGTAGTGCTTCGCATAATGTCGGTGTTATCTATATAGTTGATGACAGCGATACACACACTGCAGGGGTTCCAGATACACCGGCCTTGCTCCAAGCATACATAATCGCGGCAGAGGGGGAGACGAGATTAGCCAGATACACTATACCGGATTCGGTTGGGGCGTATCTCACATCTCTTTATACAATCGCTGGAGAGAACAAAATAATAACATTTCAGTTTTGGAGGTGGGATCATATAAACAGATCACAGCGGATAATGTTTGAGGGTTTAACAACAGATTCCAACATTACTAAAGTATTCCACCCTCCTGCCGTGTTGGATGCCAAAACGACCATCCTTGTCCGTACTAAGGTTAGTGTTGGCACAGCAGCGGTGGCGTCAGGGTTTGACATTATTTTGGAGAGTGCTTAGATACCCAACGGAACTATTCAAATTGAGTAGTAATTAGTGTACTATTTGGCTTAACATATTTTTTATCTAGGAGCAATACCATGAGTAAAGGCGATACATTTGAAAACGATTGGCTGAAGTTAGTGTTTAACGCAACAGCCATTGCCAATTTAGCAGACAACGCGGCGGCATCACCGATAACAAACATCGAAGTTGCTCTGCACACATCCGATCCAGGTGAGGCTGGTAATCAAACAACCAATGAAGCGACATACACAAGTTACGCACGTGTGTCAGTTGCACGTACCACAGGTGGTTGGACGGTCACAGGTAACAGCGTCAGTCCTGTTGCAACCATCTCATTCCCAGCAGGTACAGGTGGGTCTGGCACAGTGACCCATTGGTCAGCTGGTACGGCAAACACTGGTACAGGTAAGATTATGTACAGTGGCACAGTGACTCCGAACATTGTTACCGGCAGTGGTGTCACACCCCAATTGACTACAGCCTCTACTATCACAGAAGATTAAATATGTAGATACCCCACCTGGACATCAGCAGGGGTATCTACTAAACAACATATTAATTAGATACAATTATTTAAGAGGTGAAAAATGTTAACGGTAGAACAAAGAGCAGTGCTTAAAGCTGATATCGAGGCGAGCGTAGATCCTGCTGTGGTTACGGCGTTAGGCGGTGGAGTAGTAGGTAGGGATGACACGACATTAGCTGCCATTTATAACGCGGACTCTGCATATGTTGCGTGGCGAAGCGATACACCAAAAAGCGGAATTTTCACAGCGCTGGCTTGGAAGAGTATGACTCCAATAGATGTGCCTGACGGTACTACTTTATGGACTAACCGAAGCCTGGCATGCCAAGGTAAGCAATTTGTCTTGCAGACTATGCTAATCTCTGCAGGCACTACTTTAGATATGTCAGATAATTCTGTAAGAACGGGTATTAAAGACGCTATACAGGATTTGCCTTCTGGTATCGGTGGCGCGCTGCAAGATGCAGGGTGGCCAACAGTTAAAGCCGTTTCTATACGGTTTGCAACAAGAGCTGAGGAGCTTTTCGCCATAGGAGGCGGAACCCAAGGAACTCCAGGAAAGTTAGTTTTCCAGGGCACTATTACAATCAACGATATAGGAACAGCATTCAATGGCTAATGAATCCTACATTAACAAAGGAACTTCTGTTCTCTTTAACGGCGAGGTTGGTGCTGGTGTAGCCTTTTCTATGGAAGGGGTCGCAAATGCCGCTGGTCGCGTGTCGGCTCAAAAAGATTGGGGCGCACTACCTAGACCTGATAGGTACGGATGGTCTTGTGAGGTGCAGTGGCAAGCTACCCCGGCTCAAGGGGCAGTCCTAGAGCTATATATCGCGGAAGCCCCGGACGCTGATAGTACACAAATCAGTGGTGATGTTGGAACGTCGGACGCGGCTTTAGGTGATGTTGATATGCGCCGTAACTTAAAATTCATAGGTGCGGTAGTCAGTGAAAATGCAACAGCGAGTGAGAAATGTGTTGCTTCTGGTGAGTTTTATAGCGATATGCGATACCACAGCGCGGCTGGATATAACGCAGGCGGAGCGTCTATAAATGCTACAGACTCAAACTTCAGATTGGATATTTGGCCTATTTACGATCAGGGCCAGTAAACAATGGCCGGTTATTTTAAAGCTCGGGATAGGGATAGGACGCGACAGCCTGACCCTGTCCCGCAGTTAAAAAACCCCGCTAGATGGGCGATGGTCGACGTCGAGGGGCGGCCGTTGATGGGCGTCTCTGCTCAGGATATCGTTAAAACGTATAATAATGCTGCCACAACAGGCTATACCGCAGGCGGGAGGGCATTAGAGTTTTCAGCCAATACTGCTTGGGTAGGTTACGGCAGTAATGCAGCTCTACAACTAGGTACGTTTACCTGGATAATACAAGTCGCAATCCCAGCTGGTGCAGGCAATACGACTTTATGTAACACCAATGCCGGGACTATAAGTTCAGGTGGCGCGGTTCTGTATCGCGACGGGGCGGGTCGTATACAGCTTACTAAGCTAGACATTGCCAGCATTATCTATCCTACTGCACCGCTAATGAAGACAGACGGTAGTTTATCGACTGTCGTTTTATCCTACAACTCATCGACAGGTCGAGCGCATGTTGCGATTGACGGTAGGCTGGCAACAGGCACTCAAACTACAACATTTAATCACGGGTTAGTAGCGTCTAACAGATATTACTTAGCAGATACCACTTTTGCAGCGGCGCACAAGCGAAATCTCCTAGCGATATCACCTTATGAAACATTAGATGACAAAGAACTAATCAGTTTATCACTTAACCCCTGGCAAATATTTCAGCCGATCAGTCGCAGGATATGGGTTAGTGTGCCGGCTGGCGGTTCCATAGGCGCGTCATCTGGGACGAGCACCACCGCTGCTACTGGTGAAGCAATAATAAACAGTGTCGCAACTTCCGCTGGTACAAGCACTACCGCAGCTACCGGTGAAGCAATAATAAACAGTGTCGCAACTTCCGCCGGGACAAGCACCACCGCTGCTACTGGTGAAGCAATAATAAACAGTGTCGCAACTTCCTC